AGGTACCACAATCCAAGATTTGTTTGTAGGAGGAGGTGTAGGCAGTACTGCAGGTAACACAGATAAGTCAGTCCTTATATTCAAGGGGCTTGGAGTATCTGATACTACAGGTACTCTTAAAATCAGAAATGATAAGAGTACTGCAGATTCTACAAAGCAGAACTTGATGCTTGTGTTTGATCCCTCTAACATAGATTTGAATGCAGCAAGCAATACAAACTCTAAGTTTCTGTCAGAATTTGGAGGACCTAATCAACTTGATCTTGCAGATACTACGCACTACACTAACCAACTTGCTGTTGCTGGTGGTGGTACGGGAGCTTCTACGTTTACAGATGGTGCCCTACTTGTTGGTAACGGAACTAGTGCTGTAGAAACTATAGGAACTATGGCTGCAGGTGCTCTTGTTGTTGGAACTGCAGCTGGAACAAATCCTGGAGTTCTTACGTCATCAGGCAGTAATGGGCAAGTACTGACTGTAAATACTTCTGCTAGTAACGGTTTGGAATGGGCAACTCCAGTATTCAAGTCAACATCCTTTTCTGCTACTCTTGATACTAACGGAAATGATATAAAGCTTGGAAATGGTGTGCTTAGAGGATCAACTGCAGGAGACAACGGCATCACCCTGAATACTGCTACAGACTATGTATTTATAGGAGGAGCAAGCAAATACTACGATTCTTTCCTAAATGTAGGCGGTGATATAACACTGGGCATACAAGATGGAACAGCAGCCACGAACATAACTGCTAGAGATTGTAGTTCAGGAACAAGTCCGCAGCTTACTATAAAAGCGTCTAGCAGTACAGCAGCAGCAGCTGGTGGAGCTATAAGAGTACAGGCAGGTGCTGGACATACCAATGGATCTGGGGGTAATACCACGATTGCTGGAGGCAGAAAGTCAGGATCTGGTACTGAAGGAAGTGTGTTTTTAGAAACAGCAGGTACGACTAGACTTACTATAGATGAAAGCGGGCACAGCACATTTGCTGATCAAGTAGTTCTGGAGTCTAGTAGAGGTATGCTTACTAGCGATTCAGGAGCTATAACGCAGGGTACTAGTCTTACTACAGCGGTATCAATAAACAAGTTTGCAGGGGTTATTACTTTGCACGCTACCGCAATTAGTGCAGCTGCTGAACATGAGTTTACTGTAACAAACTCCCTGGTAAGCACTACGTCTATGATTATGTTGACTGTTCAATCTGCAGCAGCATCTACAGAAAACGATGGTGCTACTCTCTGTGCTAACATATCTGATGTAGCTGCAGGGTCTTTCAAGATTAGATTAACCAACCCAGGATCACAAGCTACAAGTACTTCCAATAAAATACACTTCTTGATTATAGGAGTAAATTCGTAACTTAGCAAAAACCATCAAACCTATATACCATGGAAAAGTTTAACGCAACTAACCGAGAGCTTCTGAACCTTTACAAAGGACTTGAAGCAGTAAAATCTATCAAAGGAGCACGCTTTGCTGTTCTTGTTGGGAAGAATATTAAAGAACTCCGTAACATACTGGATCCGCTTGAACAGGCTGCTGTTCCTAGCATGGAGTTTCAGGAGCTGTCGGTAGAGATGCAAAAACTTATTGAGGCTGAAAATCAAGAAGCTATAGAAAATCTGGAGAAGGAAAACACTGAACTTATTGATCAGCGTAAGAGACAGCTTGCAGATGTAGAGGAGCTTCTAGATAATAAAATTGAGGTGTTTCTGCACCCCATCAGAGAAGACCAACTCCCTGATGAAATAACAGGGGAGCAAGTAGAAAAGCTCCTACAAATAATTGCCTAATGGGTACCATCAACACAAGAATATCTATTCGCTCAAGCAATACTTTTAGAAACAGTATATCTCAACGTCACGACAGAACATTCAATGTAGAATCTCAGATTGACTCAGCCACAAGGCTGATTAAAGCTACTACATCTGGTTCTCCGTATACTCTGTTTGACGGGGCAGATTTTTATGACTCTGCTGAAACTGGGGCAGGTGCCAATCAGGTGTATGTGTTTATACGTAACACATCTACTACTGGGGGCAAGACTCTCACCATACAGTTCAACAAGAACGGTGTGAGAGATGACGCCTTGCTTTTGAATGCTGGTGAGTTTGCAATGTTTCCATGGAAATGCGACGCAGCTACTGATGACATTGAAGTATTCTCCAATGACGCCGCAGGAGTTAGAATCGAATACATTGCCTCCCCAATGCGATGAGCGACAAGAAGAAACTACGCGATACCAAGGTTGGAGAGTGGCTAAAAGAAAAGGCCCCATCTGTCCTCGAAGTGGTCGGAGATGTACTCCCGGACCGCGGCGTATTGGGCGTAGTTAAAAATCTTGTAGATAAAGACCCAACGCTCGATAGTGAAAGCTTTCAAGCAGTTATGGACGCAGAAATTAAAGCTCAAGAGAATGTCACACGACGATGGGAAGCGGACGCGAAATCAGACGTTAAGCTTGCTAAGCTTATACGCCCTATTATGCTTGTTCTGCTATGTGTTTTCTTTATGGTGATGATGATTTGGGAAGGTATTGATCCCAACTTCAAACCACCTAGCAGCTATATCAGCTTACTAGAGATACTAATGCTCACTGTATTCGGAGCATACTTTGCAGGCCGCACCGTAGAAAAAGTAAAGAAATGAAAGATCCAAAGACACTTATCACTTCAGCTGCAGGACTTCTCGTTGTAGGTATAGGCACTTGGCTTATAGCTACTACTGCTGACAGCACCGTAGAAATGGCTACGGCAGAGAAAGACATTGAATCCATAATCATCAAGCTTGACGAAATTGAGGAAGATGTAGAAAAGCTGCAGTCACAGGTCAGAGAGCTCAAAGCTAGTGCACATACGCACGATAAACGGGGAAATGTAGTAGAATGACAATTGAAGATATAAAGGACTTCATCGGGGAGAGGCCTGGTTATCTGAAGAAGAGTGCGCAAGTACTTGCAGAAAGACTTGACGCACCGATAGAAGACTGTGAAACAGCACTATACGAAGCTAGAACGCTAGCTCGTGGGAACTCAAATGAGAGCGATAACGTTATCACTGAGTTCCAAGAGTACCTTGACAAGAATGGAATCAAAACTTCAGACGTAGCTAGCGTAAAGTTTTGGCAGACAGTATCAGGTAAGCAGAGGTTCTCTGTAGTTACAAAGAGCGAATCTGTTAGTGTGCAAGATGTAAAGCAAGAGATAGAACGCTTTGCATCTAAGTATAGCCCTGAGGTACCACTCATAGAGCGTGAGCCTAAGCTCAAGCCTATTGCATATGAGATATCTCTACCTGATTTGCACTATGGTAAAGAGCATAGTCAATCTATAGATGAGGTTGAGGCTCAGTATATAGGTGTAGTGCATGAGCTGGTACGCAAAGCTGATGGTCTAGAGATAGACAAGTTCATACTTCCTATTGGGAATGACGGTATGAACTCTGAAGGGATGAGGAGAACTACCACAAAAGGAACACCTGTTGAGGAATCAGCAAGTTGGAAAGATACATTCCGTGGTTACTGGCTGCTTATGGTCAAAGCGATTGACTACTTGAAGCAGATAGCACCTGTGGATGTAATTGTGGTTTCTGGGAATCATGACTTCGAGCGTATGTTCTACGCAGGAGATGTGCTCTCAGGGTGGTATAGGTATGACCAAAATGTTCAAGTAGACAATAGCTATGAGAGCCGTAAGTACTACCAGTACGGAAAGAATATGCTGATGTTTACGCATGGAGATAAAGAAAAAGCTGCTGACATGCCACTGATCATGGCGACGGAACAACCGGAGATGTTTGCACGTACTACTCACAGAGAGGTACACTGCGGCCATCTTCATAAAGAGATGGTAAATGAGTACAGAGGTATTAAGGTCAGGTTCATACCATCTATTTGTCCTAACGATGACTGGCACAAGCAGATGGGGTATGAAGCTAAACGAGCAGGACAAGCATATATATGGAATAAGCAAACTGGACTTGAAGGATATCTACAGGCAAATGTTAGACTTTGACGACACAGAAGACGAAGATCTCGTAACCTCTCTAGAAGAGGAAATAGAGATATTGGATGAAGCATATCGAAATGCTTACAAGGTGATTACTGGGGCTATGTCCATCCAGCAACTCCTTGATGATGCAGATGATATGATATTTCTTCCATTCGATCCCGGTGTGCCTGAGACTTTCATGTTGATTGCAGATGATATGATACAATACTTCGAAGATGCAGAAGAGTACGAGAAGTGCTCTGAGATCATGAAGATCAAAGATAAGTTAGATGACGCTTGATGAAATAGCATACAATCTACTCAACCTGGTACGTGGAGGACGTTCCAGCAATGATGAACATATATCTCTAGATCAGATAAAGTTCAACATCAAGCATTACCGTGCGATGTTTATTCGCAGGGACTATGCTCGTAATGGGTATGTATCTAAAACTCTAGAACAAGACCTTGGATGTCTAAAGCTTAAGCAAATAGATGCATCCAAGTGCTGCGACCTCCCTCCCACCTGTGTAGTATACAGGACAGTAGATAAGCTTCCCAAGACTATTAGATTTAATTTTAGGGATGCACTTACTTTTATAGGTAAACCTGATGGAACAGGTAGTATCCCAAGAGTAGAGCCTTATGAGGTAGAGTACTTGGAGTTCGAAAAATACACAAAAGGTCAGACTAGATATTACGTTATTGATGAGTATATTTACGTCTATAGACCGAAGGGTTTAGAAGCTATAAATGTTAGGGGAGTATTCGAGGACCCTGAAGAGGTATATAACTTTAATACCTGTAATGATGGTCCTTGTTATGATCCCCAATCTCCGTACCCGTTACCAGCGGATATGGTAGCTCAAATTAACCAAGGTATCATGGCTGGAGAACTTAGAATGTTGGCAGGCTCTTTCCCTGATACTGAGAATGATAAACAGCAGGATAAGATTCCGCTTCAACAAGGACAATAATGGCAAGTAAAAGATTCAATACACCCCAAGATCAAACAGCTGCTGTAATGAGAGAGCAGGTTGGGGGATGCGGCGCTCAGGTAATAGGAGCAAGTTCAAATATAAACGGTGACTTTGTAGCATTTACTCTTATAGCAGGAGATGATGTTAGTACGACTGGTAGTCCAGCTATGACAAGTTTGGATATACCTCCGGGAGTTACTGTGTTTGGGGCTATGACCAACATAACCACAGGAGCTGGAACAACTGTTATTGCATATTCTTCCTGTAAGTAATGTCTTCAAAGTATCACATCCGAAAAGATGGTAAGAAGGTGCGTAAAGGCCTTTGGTACAACATCAATAAGAAGAAAAAAGCTGGTACATCTAGACCTGGAAAAGGAACTGTGTCTGATGAAGCTATAAAAAGATCACAAGCCAAGTCAGGAGCTTGGACTCGTAAAGAAGGAAAGAATCCTAGCGGAGGTCTAAATGAGAAAGGTCGTAAGTCTTATGAGCGTGAGAATCCTGGATCAGACCTTAAAGCACCACAACCTCAAGGAGGAAAGCGAAGAGATTCCTTCTGTGCACGCATGTGCGGAATGAAAAGAAGCCGAACCGGAGCTGAAGGAAAAAGAGACCCTAATTCAAGAATTAACAAAGCTCTTAGAGCCTGGAAATGTAATTGCTAATGCCTGACTATTTATCTCACTTTGAGTTTTTGATGATTGCTGGAGCACTTGTAGGAGTTTGGATCAAGCATCAAAATGATTACGCATCCCTTAAGAGTCGTGTTAAAACTCTTGAGTTGCGTAACGATAAAATAGATACTGTTCTTAATCAGCTTGCTGAAGATATGGCTGAAATAAAATTATTGCTTGCTCGCAATCAAATGGATAGATGAATTCGTTTGTATTTACAAATAGCGATACCAATTCTTTTAATGTGGGGGTAGAGTCTTTCTCCCACTCAAATTACTATGCCCCAGGAGTTATAAGCCTATTCTTTAAGATAGAGAAGAAAGGTGGGGGAGGTACTACAGAAGTACGACTAAATACTGCAGTAGGAGACGAAGTTGCTGCAATGAATGATATCAGTAGAAGAATGTTTTCTCGCGACAAAGGCAGGGAAATGGTCTACAGAGATACAGGAATAATAAGAGAAGTAAGAAATTATAGAGGTCTAAGACTCGTCAGTGTAGGATCTGAGTATGACTCCCCATTCGTGACAGGCGTAGATTCTATAACTGATACTGATCCTACACCAGCAACTGTTGCTGCGGGCGTACCATTAGAAGGTAAACCTGGGCAAATAATAGTAAAGTCGTCAAACACTGACTACGACACTACTTGGAGATTCCTAAGTTCTACAGTAACAGGAGATCAACTTGTTGCAGCACTAGAAGCAATAACAGCAGGAGATCCTGTATATATACATAGTGCAGATGCAGACTACATATATGTAAAGATTGCAGATGCAGATGATGCTACAGCAATGCCTTGTGTGGGAGTAGCTAACTCAACTGTTTCTTACGGAGACAGTGTAGATATTACTACTCACGGACTTCTAGACGTAGAGATATTTGGGTATACCAGTGTAAGCGTTGGGGACATCCTGTATGTAAGTGATGCAGGTGATCTTACAACAACAAGACCTACATCTAGCACAGCTAAAGTGCAAAATGTAGGTGTTGTAACTCAGGTAAACTCAGCTGGAACTACCATAGAACAGATAATGGTTCATCTGCAAGGGCATGAAGAAATGGTCCCGAATCTTGCAGATGGAGCTATATTCCTTGGAGGAGTGGCAAATCAGATATCCCCATACACATTCCCCCTGTCAGACGGTACTGCTAACCAAGTACTTACCACAGATGGATCAGGAAGTCTAAGTTTTACAAATGTCAGCGGTGGCGGTGGCGGTGGGGGAGGAACTATAGACTCTAATCTGTCAGTTACTAATAGTATAGGAGATGCTGTAGTAGGAACTACTTATAGTTCAGGTACAGACCTTGAAGATATAATTAGAGATATACTTGCTCCGTTCACTGAACCTACAATAGTATCTACAGTACCATCTAGCAGCAATACAAACCTTATAGAGGGTAACAACATTATATTCCCAACGGGGCAAACAAGTACGATAGACAGTTACACTGTAACTGTGACAGACTTTGGAAACCTTGAAGACGGAGTATCAATTGTAAATACCAGTGTTCAACCAAGCGGAGAAGACATAGAAGTTAATGCTTCCTATGTCTGGACTGGAAATTCAGCTACATTCTCTAGTCTTAGTTATAGTCCTACTGTACAAACTTCCCATGGAGCAGCTGCGACTGTAACATTTACTTTGTCTTACTTAAGTAACAATGGTGCGGGAAGTGCAGTTAATTTGACAAGCACAGCATCAATAATATTTAGAGACGAGTTCTATGTTGTAGCAAGCTCAACAGGGAACACAGTAACTGTTAGTGGTTTGCTAGGGGATTCAGTTGTGCATAACAGTTTAGGATTAGCTAACGTAGCATCTCAGACACACGACTTCGATTGCAGTTCAGACACTGTTAATAATTCTAACTTCACATATTTGATTATTCCTGCTATCTTTACTATACAAGAAATAGCAGCAAGTGTATCAGGAAGAGGAGTAGCAGACTATACTGACAGTTTTGAACTACTTGGTAGTAGTTACAGCTATACTGCAGGAAGTGCTTCTAGGACATATAAAATATACAAAAGCAGGCAAACAGGTGCATTTGACAGCGACGTAAGCCTACATCTAACAATCTCAAAACCATAAGACATGGCAATTAAATTCGGAGATACTCTAGAGAATCAAAACTCAGCGTATCCTATTGTTGATGCCTCAGGCAACAACCTAAAAGGTGTTATTTTTAGTACAGGCCTACCGGCAGCTGGCGACTTCCCTAACAAACGAGCTAATGGTGCTATTCTGATTGATACTACTAATGACAAAGTCTATGTGTATCAAAACTCTGATTTAGAAAATTTGGCATGGTCAACAGCTTCAAACTGGGAGCAGATCGGAAAAGCAAGTGATGTATTTCAAACAAGTGATATTAATTACTCTATCGGCAGCAACACCTTCGGCACGCTGACTGGTAGTGGTACCATTACCGCATCTTCTGCAACACCCAAGACTGCTTTGCAAATTATAAATGAAGTGCTGGTTTCTTACCAGGAACCCACCGGAGGCTTTGCAGGCACTGAGGGCAGCGTTGCTTATGATACTACCACTCAAACTAAAAATCATACTGTAACATTCAATGTGACAAACTTGAATCAATCAGTTGTAGACGGCAATAACTACGCTATTAGTGAAATTAAGCTATGGAGACGCCTAGGTTCTAACGCTTACTCAGAAGTAGCTAATGCTACATCTTCAGTAAATGATTTTAATACTGGAACATTTAGTGATTTAAATACAGCTGGAACTCCGACAGCAGAGACTTTCACATTTAATGACTCTTTTTCAGTACTATCTGGTAGTGCTGATTTCAACTACAAAGTTGAAATATACCCGTTAGACGGAAATGGGTCTGCAGCAACTACTGTCACAATAACTGGTACAGATGCTCAAAACGCTAGTGGTTATGTCAACTGCGCTGCTTATAATGCTCCACAACTTACTTCAGACTCGTTTACTCGAGAAGATACCTCGTCTCACTTTGTAGCAGGATCATCTGGTAACCAAGGAACGGAAACAGCCGTTCGCAGGGAAAAGGGAAATGTAGCTACAAAGCTGAACTTTAAGGTCCAGAACGATAGCTCCTTAGTGCCTATTACAAGCTTTGTTGTTAAGCGCAGCATTGATGGGGCAGCTGGGGTTGCTATTTATAGTGAAACTGGTTTATCAATTACAGGGACCTCATCTGAATATAAAATCTTTGACTCTATCTCAACTACTACAGGAAACATTACTGGGTTGAACGATGTTCCAACAGGCTATACTGTAGTGACTTCAGCATTTCCAAGTGCAGATACAGATTGTGATACAGTTACGTACACAGTAGAGATTACAGATGATGAGACAACCACTACTGATTCGCTTGCTACTGGTGAGATTAACTTTGAGTTCCCCGGTTTGATTGGGTATGGAACTACAGACTGCGACGGATTTGATTCAACCGATAACTCTACTATGACCACCTTGCTGCATGCTATTAGAGACAATTCAGGGAATCGAGCGCAGTACGAAATCATCAGCACTGCTGATAACCTTTCCGGAGTAGACGCAGATTTTGGAGTTGTGGCATTGTCTACAACCGCCAGTCAATTTGTATACATCGGCCACCCTGCCGCTTTAGATACAATTGATACAATTAATGACCCTGGAGGTACACCATCTTATGGCGCTTTTGGAAGTGCCCCAAGATCTACCACGGTACCATTTACAACTCATTACGGAGTAGCAGGAACTTATGAGTTTTATGCTTCTAACTCAGCTGGATCGTTTAGTGGTAATTATACTATTAACTAATAATACCTAGAAACTATGCCAATTGGATTTGCAGATCTACTACAAACAAACTCTCAGTATGTTAACGGCCTGAACAAAGGCATCGTCAGTACAGATGATAGCTTTGGAGGTATTCGTAGTAAAATTGATGACTGGACAGATCTTCATCTGTCTACTAAAACTAACGACAACAACGTTACCTATTACACGTTCCAAGACGATGGAACGAATGCTGCCCCCGGCCAGTTCAAAGAGTACTCTACCATGTTCTATGTCGCTGATGGACGAGCTTTGGTGGAAGATTCAAGTGCAGGTGCTAATTTTATTAGGCTTGATGGTAGTGGTAACTTTGTTTCATCTGGTGGTACAAAGTATGTAGTACCTTCAAGCGGTAGCGCAGAACCTGAGTTTTGGGTTTTAGATGATGCCACACAAACTGGAGGTTCCGGCATTGGAACAGATAAGCTTCCTAAGTTTACTATTACTGGTACACAAGGTAGTGATAGTTCTACAGCTATTCCAGCCGGTTACCAAAAACTGCGAGTACTAGCAAATGCAGCATCATCTGATGGAGCTGTTTCTCTTAGTGCTACTCTCGACTCTAACTTGCTGTCAAACACAGCAGGCGAGTTGGGTCTGGACACCCAGAACGCTAATATCGTTTTTGCTGGTCCTAGTAGTGGTGGTGCTGCGGCCCCATCTTTCCGTTCTTTAGTTTCAGCTGATATTCCTAACAACGCAGCGAATACTACTGGTACTGCTGCTGGGCTGACAAACGCGGGTACCATTACGTTTACAGGAGATGTAATCGGAGGCACTACTCCAACATATACGAGCGGTGGTAACCTAAGTATTGCGATGACTATCCAGCCCAGTTCTGTGGGTCTGGGAGATTTGGTAGACATTGCAGATGAGCGCTTGCTTGGTAGAGTTGATAACGCGACTAGCTCAGTTGCTGAGTTGACTGCGACGCAAGTGCGGACGATGCTTAACGTAGCAGACGGAGCAAACAATTATGCTCACCCAACATTTGACGGTGACGATATTGATGTAGATACAGGAGCATTAACTGGTGCTGAAGTAGTATCGGATATTGATATTAACATTACAACAGATACTAATGGTCACGTAACTGACGCAAATGGTACTATTGCTACTAGAACCCTCACCCTTAGTGACTTAGGGTATACAGGTGCTAGTGACGCTAATAATTATGTACACCCTGACCACACTGGTGATGTAACGTCTAGTGCAGATGGTGCTACTACAATTGCGGATGAAGCAGTCACTTTGGCTAAAATGGCTCATATAGCTACTGCTAGCTTTTTGGGTAGAAATTCAGCTGGCACTAATGATGTAGAGGTTCTAAACATGACCACCGCTAAATCCATGTTGTCTGTAGACGACTTGGTTACTTTGAGCGGTGTCAGTGACGGAGCTATAAATCTAGGGGCATTTACTGCTAGCACTGTGCTTAGCAGTAGTACACTTACAATAAAAGGTGCACTGCAAGCTCTTGCTGATCAAGTAGACAGCAACTCAAGTAACAGTGGTACTACTAACCTTAGTGTTGGTACTAGCAATGCTACTTCGCTTATACTGAGCTCTAGCACCCAAGATAACAGTGGTGTAACTATCCCTGTGCACGCTGAGAACATAGCAGGTATCATAACTGATGCTTCTCAGACTATTTATGGTGATAAGACGTTTAACGACAACGTAACGATCACTGGAAGTCTTACAGTTACAGATAGCACCAGCTACGTAAATATACAGGAAGAGAATGTCTATATCAAAGACGCTCTCATTACTCTTGGTATTACTGATGCAGATGGGGATGGTACTGGTACAGTTGCAACTAGTGACGTAGGTATTGAGGCTTACGGTCAAGGTGTTTCTTCTACTTCTCCTACTCTTGTCTATGATATCTCTGCAGATTACTGGGCTATTGACAATAAGGATCATGCTAGTAGTGCTCTTACTAGAATTGCTAGAACATACAAGGAGCAGTACACTATCGCAGCAGGTGACGTAACTGCTGGTTATTTTGAGATAACACATAACTTAAACCACGAGGACATCATAGTTCAGGTCAGAGACAACGCTACAGATCAAGGACTTGTGATATTCAAGTATCAGACAATGAATGCTCAAACAGTTCGCATTGCAATCGGGAACGGAGTTACAGCAACCACCGTATTCAATGTAGTTATTGTAGGTTAATGTATCTTGCAAACCAAACCCAAACATCATGTTACTCAAAGAATGTATCAACGTGTACAAAGCATTTCAACAGATCAGTCAGAACACACTGCCTCTGAAGACGAGTTGGAACATTGCTCAAAATCTTTCTAAGCTGCAGCCTCTTGTAGAGTCATTCGAAGAACATCGGAAGTCCTATATAGACCAGCTAAGAGAAAAAGCTACACTTGACAGCAAAGGAGAACCTGAAGTAAGTGACGAAGCTGCTGCTTTGTTCGAGTCACAGGTTAAAGAACTTCTTGAAGAAGACCAGAAGGTTAGACTCAAGAAAGTTGAGCTCATCGACGACGGACAGTTGTCCATTGCACCGAACATTCTGATGGCAGCTATGGACTATCTAACCCTAAAGAGCGATGGCAATCAAACTAGCTGATGTAATAGAGAATCAAAATACCGACTATCCTGTCCTGGATAGCTCTATTGACGCTACGTCTGGAGGCGGTATTAGAGGTTTTGGAATATTTAGAAATATTACAGGGCGCAACGGAGTACCAGAAAATAAAAGGTGCTATGGTTATGTTGCTGTAGTTTTATATGCAACTAGCAACGGAGAGGTTTCGCCAACGCATTCTAACATCGACCTTAATAATAGCCCGACCAGTTCTCAATTAGAGTACGATGTAAATAATGATGGGACGTATTCTCCAGCAGACACGACGATAATTGCTGGTAGAGAAAACCAAATCATAACCCCCTTATCATGGTTTGGGTTTAATACTTCCACTAGAGTATACGTATACAAGACCTATCCCCATGGATTAGATGTGAATAGTGACGGCGCGGGTGCGGTACTCACTTCCTCAGGTGGAAATACTGTCAATGTGAGCGTTACAGATGAGGATCCTACGGCTGCAATTTCAAACATAGATTGGACAAATGCTGCTAATTGGACAGAGATTGGATTGGCAGGCAATTCATACACAAGAGTAGATATCGACGATCTCATCAGCGACGCAAATAACTATCGGCTAACAGTAAATAATATATCGAGCAATAACCTTACTGCATTAAGCGTCAATGACCTAATGGGCTGGATACTTCAGTCAATGATTGAGGCAGTAACAGCAGCAGGTTTAGGAACAGTGACTACGTATACAAATCCAGATACTGGACTTGTAGGCGATTTTAATGGTGATGGACTGGTAGGATCGGCAGATTTGATAATCTTCCTCCAGAATTTTGGTAGTACTATTCAAAGCGATGCTGCGCAGTTTGACGATTCTTCATATGTAATAAGTGGGTCAAGTCTAATGGATGCTAATGCCGTGAGCTATTTGATTCAGCAGGCATTGGGTGGAGATGCTTGGTCAGGCGCTCCTAATGCTTCTGAGCTGCAAAATGGGGGTACTGATTACCAATCAGGCTTTTTCTTCTCAGCAGCTCAAGGCTCTCCATTAGTGGGTGCCTGGGATGTTTTTGAGAGTATTGGTAGTACGCCTTCTAACAGAAGTTTTTTTGGTTTTGAACAATCCACAGATGCAAACGCCCCGTCTTTTCAAGATGCCGCCGCAAAAATCCGACTTACTGAATGTGCTGTTGTAGGATGGGGCAGATTTATAGCCGATTCACATAACATAGGCATAGTATTTAGAATTCGCTTGAAGAATTCATCAGGTACAGTATTGCAAACCAAGTATCATCACTGGTCACATCAGTTTTTAAATACTACATCTGTAGCTGGATCTACAGCAGACGCATTTTCTGTCATGCCGGGCAATGGACCATTAATGTTAGTAGATTTTAGTGACCAATCTAGTTTTGGGGCTACAGATCCCGGAGTAGCTCCCAACCAAGTTCCGGATGTTACTAGGATAGAGATAGAGTTCGACTACTATGTCCCAGATCCTTTTGGTGGGGTCTTTTATAGTCTTAGCCTTGCGCCAACAGTTACTTGTTCTAATCTGTGATGGATAGTATTAAAGTATATATTAAGAATGGTCTTGTGCTAATTAAGCCAAGCGCTGGGAATCCATTCGTCTATGAAGCGGGGGATATCCTGACTGCGTCAAATAATAGCACTCTGGCTGCCGGAGTAGATATTACGGACGACACAACGTCAAAAGTATTCCTTTCAGGAATAGACTATCGCCGAATATTCGATGAGTCAGGGACTGTATTAGCTGCAAGTCGAAGTGCAACAGTAACTGCACTAAATACTATTTTTCAGCAAAGGGTATTAGATGACTTTATAGTAAAAGATGAAACTTCTGAGCTTACCGGTACTACAAAAATCCGACACAAAGAGGGCACAGGAGGAGCAGACCGAGATGAAGGTGGTACACTAGAGCTAGATTTACACAGTGCATCTATTGGACTGTACGGCAGCTACCTAAAGATTACTGAAGACGATCTGAATAATACATCCGGTAAGAACTCTGCATATGGTAGGTTGCAGGTGTATCTTGAAAATACAGGTACACCAATTGAGGTGCTGGACATGCAGATGACAAATCTGGTATCTGCCCCAATAGTAGACTTAAACACCAGCTCCTTAGATGTGTCTGGAGATGTTACATTCTCTACTGTATCAGGTACTGTAACCTTTAGTGGTGATACTAGCGGTATAGCTTATGGGGATATTACAGGTACACCTACTATACCTACTAATGTATCAGACCTGACCAATGACTCTGGGTTTATTACGTCAGCCAATGAGCTAGATGGAATTTATTTGGAGGTGTTTACTCGCTCCTCTTCGTACGGAAGTGGCTCATACGAAGGACAAATAGTGAAGTATGGAAATAACACGAACCTGAGTGCAGGCAAGGCGTATGTACTTTCAAATGACGGTGGAAGCCCAATAGCAAACGCTACGTGGATTGAAGCAGATGCTGATTTGGAAGCGTCAACGAAGGGTTTGTTTGGAATAGCTCTTGGATCTAGCGCGACTAGTGATGGCCTTTTGGTCAGGGGTATACGTGGTCAAAACACAAGTGCAAACCCTGGAGACTTAATGTATATAAGTACAAGCTCTGGCCTTATAACTAGTGCAATACCACAAACACAAGGAGATTTCGTAAGGGTTATCGGTTACGCTTTGTCTTCTACCCTGTTGTACGTAGATCCTTCACCAGACTATATCGAGCTTGCGTAATGTCATTCATTCGAGCAACATACAATTCTGGTACAGTTCAATCTCAAGATACCTCTACTGAACTAGCTACAAATCAAGATAAATATTGGGCAACTGAAGAAGGAGTTTCAGATACCATAGGAGTATGGGATGATGTAAATAGAAGATTTATACCGGACGGCTGGTATGATGAAACTACAGGGTGGTTATGGCCCGTAGATTTGCAATGGGATTATGATAAAACTCAATAATACCTACCTATGGCTGACACAGGAATAATAGGACCTTTAGCAAACGCCGCAGTAGGCACAGGACTTGGCGATGGAATCAATTATGGAGCTTGGTCGTTCCCTCTAAGATTACATAGAACTGCGACAAATGCTAATGCTGCGGTTGTAACAACAGCTAATAAAGGCACTCGTTGGTACAATTGCTTTGATAACAACCAAATTCCTGCAGGCGCAACTATTACTGGAGTAGAGATTGTAGCAACAACAGATTTTGATGGGTCAGGTAATTCAAACATAGGTACCTTCGGTTCAACAGGAGCAACAGAAAGCATCACATTAAGAGCTTATCTTTATAACGGATCTAGCTATTCATCAGCACTAACATATGATGGATCTACCCGCGCAGGTATTACATATTCTGACAGTAATACGACAGCTACATTTTTAGGAGCTAATAGACGATACTTGGGTCTATCCACTTTAGGAACCCTGTTTGGGGGATCAAGTGATTTATCAGGTTTAACCTGGGATCCTGCAAACCAAGCTAGTTTTGGGTTTGCTTTTACTAGCACAGCAATAGTAAACACCCCAGTAGCTGGAGCTATTAGAGGTATTGGACTAAGAATAACTTACACTGAAGGTAGCTCAGGCCCAGCAGATGTAGCCGAAATTAATGGGGTTGCTGCAGCAGACATAGATAAGTTTAGCGGGGTAACCTTTAGTGACATAAGTAAAATCAATTCTATATCTTAATGTTTATTATATTTGCAATAGCAAAGCCTCTCCATAAATCCTAACAATAATGAAAAATAAATATCAAAAAGGAGGAATGCCTTCTAAAAGTAAACCCGCTGCTCTTAGATCAGGGTTTAAAACTCGTCCGAAAGGACTGAAACCTAGTACTGGTAAAACTAAGCCTGCAGTAAAACCTTCAGATATGAAAAAGAGAAAGAAAGATCTTTCTTCTATCGGCATTGAAGAGTCCAAAGAATTGAAGTTTGGGGGGCCTATTGGTGTAAAAGCAAAGAAAGGAAGAGTTAAACGTGGTAACGGCGGCGAGGACGAGCTGAGACCTGGAGATCCTGGGTATATGGTTGAGGCTTCTAAAAGAGCAGCACAATCTGAGGGACCAATAGGAGAAGCTATTAGAAGCGCCGAAGCTGCTAAAAGAGGAGCACAAAACGCTGAGAAGAAAAGGATAGCTGATGAAGCTGCTGCAAGAAGAGGTCCTAGCAGAGAAGAAAAGCAGAACACTCGTCAAGGCGCAGGTGATGGGAAAGCTACAGGTTCTACTATGGATAGAATAGGAGCAATGGGCCGAGGAGAAACTTCACCCAAACCTGAAGATGTTGGAGCTACTAGAGCGGGATCAAGCAAGGCTACTCAAGACGCTAGAGCAAAGGGAGTTGCAGGACAGGCAGCTGATGATGCTAAGAGAAAAGCTGCTGCTGAACCTAAGAAGGGAACGTATGAGTACGCTAAGAAGCAAAATTCTAACATTGATGCTTTGATCAAGCGTAGACAAGGTTTGACTAAGGGCACTCCTGAGTATAACAAGATTCAAAACCAAATTAATACAGCATATGGTAAAGGATCTACTACTAGGAATACCACTCCTACTGCATCACTTGCAAGAAGAGATGTAAAATCTGTAGATAGTAAGCAGCCAGAACAGAAACTGCAAATTTCTAAGCCTTCGACTTCGACTTCATCGACGTCGAAAACTCCTAGCGGTTCTGTATCTGAAAAAGCAGCTGCTAAAGTTTCTAAGATTAAGGATCGTAGAGCTAAAGCAGCAGCTAGGCAGGAGAACAGAGCGGATAACAAGAATGACAGATCTGCTAATAGATCTTTCAGGAAAAACGAAAGGCAAGGTTCTCGTGACGACAATAAGCAGAGGAGAATGGATAACCGTGAGGATCGTCAGGACAGAAGAGATAGTAGGAAAGATCAACGGAAAATTGATAGGTCGGCTATAAAGCAAGCTCGCAAAGCTCAAATGGGAGGACCTCGTAAAAAAGCTATAGCTGGTGCAATGGTTGCTGGAGGTGGTCAAGCTCTTAAAGGAGTTGGTAGCTTGGTTAATGCTATTGCAGGTAAAGAAACTAAGTTCGGAAACATAGCTAATTCTGTTGGAGAAGTTGCTGGTGGTATTGGTTCTATGATGGGACCTGGTGGTGCTGCAGTGAACAAAGTAGGCGGAGCATTGAACAACGCAGTCGCACCCGGTGCTCCTGAGGTTCAGGTTGGTGCAAATGCAGGTGCTAATGCAGGTGCTAATCCACAGAATCCTGACATGCCTACTCAGCGCTATGGTGGCATAAAGAAGAAGAAGGGTAAGAAGGGTATGATGAAGTACAAAACAGGAGGTGCTAAGCCTGACTATCTTGATATGGACAAGGACGGTAATAAGACTGAGTCTATGAGGTCTGCTCTTAAAGACCGTCGTAGACGTGGTGGTCGCAGATAATGCTAACCATTAAGGATATACACAAAGACTATGTGAAGCATGTTGAAGACCCCATAGAGACTCGCTTGTTTAAGCAGATCTGTGAGGAATTCAACATGCTAATAGTCGATAGTATTCTTGATGGTGCAGAATTCAGTATGGGTAGTAACTTGTCTACCTTATCTATACGTAGGATAGAACGCAATCCCAGCAAGCCTACAATAGACTGGTGGGAGAGTAACAAGTACAAGCAAGAGCTTCTAGCTGAAGGCAAGGAGCTCTTTGATGTATCTACAGGTCAAGGTGAAAAGTGGTTCATATACTACACTGATCCTTGGTATTGTAAGTACCATTGGCAGAAATCTAGATGTAAGATTTCTAACAAGAGTGCATATCGGTTTACCCCAACCAGAGGAATAAAGGGGAACAAAGAGAAGCTAACCAAACTACTCAGAGACGATGACCTGGCATATCTAAGATTCAGAAAGCATGGCAGTATATAAGACCATATCAAGCAAAATGATAGTGCGCAAAGTAATGCGCGATTTGAATCCTCATAGTCAAAATGGGGATTGGTTACATGATGCCATAGAATGGATCGGAGAAGCTCTAGAACATATAGGGAGTAGTACTCAGCTTATTACAAAAGTATGTACGGTTCAGATCAAAAATCATAAGGCCGCACTACCTGCTGACTTGTATTACCCGCAGCAGGTGTCAACAAGCGGTCATCCTGATGCTGAAACTATATATGAAGAGCTAGAAGGTCTCTCCGAAAAGATAGCTGATCTAAAAAGAACCTATGTGGATGCCAAAGAAGATATGGCTAGCCACTTAATAAAGACACGAAGTGGTGCTGTCATATCTAATCTTGATGAGAAACTGCTAGATAAGTACAACTCAATATCTAAAAGCAGTGATTATGCTCTTAGAGATTTGTCATCAAGAGTTGTGGTGCTTGAAAACACTTTGATGGGTGGAGATCATGGTGAACACCTTATTCCTCTGAAGTATTGTACTACTACTTTCCCTGAGTCAGAACCTTGTCCGGATTGTCATCATGATAGTCACGTAGAGTGTTACTTTATTGAAAGTGACTACATTAAAACGTCATTTGCATCAGGCACTGTATGCATAAGTTACAAAGCATTTCCTACAGACCCTGATTGCTACCCCTTGGTGCCAGACGATATCAGCTTCAAAGAAGCTATGTTTTGGTACATATACAAGAAGATGCTACTTGGGGGTACGGTTGATGTAAATAAGAACGGGATACAGTATGATTTTGCTGATCAGAAGTGGAAGTACTACTGCACACAAGCACGCAATGCTGCAGTGTTCCCAGACATCGACAGAATGGAAAGCTTTATGAATCAGTGGGTTAGACTTATCCCCAACATCAACAGACACGACCATGTGTTTGATGAGCTTGGGGACAGGGAAGACATATATAGAGGACGTTACAATACCTATGGTAGATGAAGAAGCTAGGGAAAGGTATGTTCAAGGATACCGCTCGGGTAGATCAGCCCGAGGGTACAATGCGTGATGCACTAAACGCTAACCTGAACATAAAGAAAGGAAGTATCAGCAATGAGTGGGGTACTTATGAATACCCTAATAATGCTGGGTTTAGAGTACTAGGTAGAACTGTACTTGACGATGATGTCATTGTCATGTTTGGGCAGGCAGTAAATGTCGTAGATAATGAGACAGTATACACTGATCAAATACGTACTCTGAATACTAGAAATCAAGAGGTACTAGTTCTGTACGAGAACGATCTGTTGAACTTTCAGCAAACTCATCCTATAGTAGCTACTAATAGAAAGAACCAAGCAGGAGATTATATAGTATACTTCACCGACGGATATAAGGAAGAGGCAGAGCTTTACACGGCTTTTGAATATGTTAACACATATAATCCTCCTAGAGTAATAAATGTAACTAGACAGAGGGCATTTAGACTGCGCGGTGGACTTGTTGATCAGCTGTACAACAACACTAACTCTTTCTACAAATTAAACCTAATACCTAGGATAGGTACTCACTCTTCGTTTGATTCAGCAAGAGTTCTGAGCGGAGGTAACTTGTACGCAGCTGCATATTATTTAGCTCTTGCGTATACAGATAGAGACGGGGTAGAAACTAATTACTTCGTACTTTCCAATCCAGTATATATAGTCCCAAACTCTGAGAATATTACTCCGACTAATAGTTTTATTGGGGCAGAGGGTGGTACTAAATGTAACAAGACTATTCAGTGGGTAGTAGATACACCTATTGATATAGACTACGAGCTGCTTCAGCCTGCAGTTATAAAGTTGCAGAAGACTGCAATGACAGCTGAAAAGCTTAAGCCTGTTGCAATGAACAAAGGATACGAAACAATAGTGACGTATTCAGGAAACGAAGACTCTCAATCAATTGCTGTTGAAGACATCATAGTAGATGATGTAAACTACATTACTGCGGACACTATAAGTCAACTGGACAATAGGTTGTATTTAGGTAATGTCTCAAGTAACAAAGACATTGGTTTTCAGCCTTTTGCACAAAACATACAGCTTGAAGCTGTAGTAGAAGAAGCAGAAGCATTCAGCCCTAGGCTTTACGACACGTTTGCTTTGAACCAAGGTTATGCTGCACTTATACAAGAGTGGCATGCTGATGTGCCACAGCAATTCAAAAATGAGTACCAAGATCTGCAGACAGGCAATATTTCATATGCTCCTACAGGAAACATAAACTATCAATACCAAGAGCTCCTAAACAATCTTCTGTTAGATCCTCTTGGTAATACTCGGAAAGGGTATAGAGATCCTAATTTCTACTTCCAAAGAAAATCTTTTAGAAGAGGTGAGGTATATGCTTTCTACATATCATTCATACTAAATGATGGTACTGAAACATATGCTTACCACATTCCCGGGAGAGAGCCTAGATGCATTCCTGTACCAGCGACACAGCAGACTACTTATGAGTATGCTCAGTATAGGAAGGTAACATTCTCTTTTGATGACTACGATTTTAGTTTTGGGGGAAGTGGAGTAGCAAGTCAGCATGAACTTGTGTTTTTGTATGTACCACCACTTGGTCAAGGAAATTCGCCTGTAGGATACCCAAACGCAGGATACTACAGACCCGCTGGCTGGACTAATGATGCAACACTGGTAAATCAGTTTAATGCTAACTCACTACCTGAAACTATATCTGTAACTGGAGCTACGTACATATCTCTAACTCTGAATTCTGCAGATGACTTCGGTGCTTCGTATAATCAAACTACCGTCTTCAATGCAATGGAAGCATGGTTGTTATCAAACGGACCTACCCTTGGAGCTACAGAAGGATGGGACGAAATAGTTGGGGAAGAAATAAGTTCACAAACTCCTGCAATACTGGAGACAGAGGTTAGTATCAGTATTCTTTCAGATGATGATGTATGTGAAAACGATGCTCTTTCAAAGAACCCAGCTGCTACTAAACTAGCATTTGGATTTCTCCCAACTGAAGCACTAGAACAATATGATGATATAAGATTGTTCAATGTTCTTGATACCGGAAACAAGATAGATCCTGAGCTATCTGGTAATATGGGGTACTGGGCTAATGAGAATGAGTTCTACCCTAGTACTAGAGACTTCACATTTGGGGATGTAACTACAGAAGGAGTTGCAGTCCTAGACGATGCGCAAGGTATTTATGGTGAAAGAGTTAGGCATCACAGAATGCCTGGTAACCTTAGTGATGAGTTCTCATACATAGAGAGGTCGTCAGAACACCCTGTAAATAACAGTAATGGGAACACTCATGGCTGGTTTGAAGAGCTAGGTTACAGGCCTCTAGAAGGGGACAGACTTCGCACGATTCGTGGCATTGGGGGCGACGGGACTATGGCGCTGGATGAAAATGTGCGCCTGTTGGGTGTGAGACTCAACAATCTTAAAATACCTAGAGGGATTCTAGAGCAAATCCAAGGGTATAAGATATACTATGCTAAGAGAGATGAGAAAGACAAGACTATACTTGGACAGAGTATAGCAGTGCCTGGGCATCCTAGAGCAGCTAGTGTAAATAAGCAAAGCTTAGAAGAAGCTGTAACTGGTCCTTTTACTAAAGCCTTCTATATGTATGGGGGACTAGACCATACAGATAATACTACTGTAGAGACTTACGGTAAGTGGAAGAGCACAATTGAAGGCGAACGCAGGTATTACTCCCACCCAGTATTCAAGTTTCACGATCTGCATCAGCTGCGCAAAAGATCTGATATGTCTGCTGCTACCCACATACAATGTCAGTATGGAGTAATATTTAGAATGTACTCCGGAGGGCCTGGAGTATTTGTACCTCCATGTGCTCCTGATAAAGTTTGGGACGCAGTTATTGATTTTGATGAGAGTGAACTCTCAACCTCTTTTAATGATGGAGTCCCAGATTACATCATAAGGAATAGTGATAACAACTTAGATCCTTGGGATGCACACTCTACTACTTTCCCTTCTTTAGGATGGGTCAGTCCTGAGATGCAGAACACAGTAGACTTCTACTGGCACGATCCTAAAAATCAGTTGGGTAAAAAAAGCATCGATAAAAAGATGTTTGGGGAAACTCGCATACTTGACATAAGTGATGTCCAGGAAGGAGTAATAAACTATGGGTTTATTGGAGACGATGATGGCGAGATAGTAGGTCAAGGTGTTGATGGAGGCGCTAACGACAATACTGGAGTTAGTATTGCAAAACGTGCTAGAAAATACAGACGCGGAGAAGATTTGTCACAGCCTGCAAATGGTGATTTTGAGGGTAAAGCAGAGCAATTCCTAGCTATTAAAGCTAAGGAGGCTAGAGTGCGTGCTTGGTACACTTCGGCTATGATAGGAACTGCATACATATCACCTAGCATAGCTTTATCCTCCCCAACTGTAGTCAAGGGTGGAAGCTATAAAGCAGTAAGTGCTTTTCTAGATGGGGATTACTTAGTTACATCAGGCGCTTCTGCACTTAATAGGTTTTACCAAGAAGGTAATTTTGATGATAACCAGCTTACTCTTATGCTGGATCCGAACAGCAAGATACTGCTGCACGGGCGTGAGAATCATGAGACTAGTGACAGCACCTCATTTAAAGGAGCACAGATTCTATACAACTTAGCAGGTGAAACTGCTCATGCGTTTGGGTTGGTAAGCGGCCTTCCCGCTCTTAGAGGACATGCTCCTTTTGATAACCTTACTCAGGTTGGGTCTAATGGAGACCGAGCAGGTCTTGTAAGGTGGGGAGAAGCTCTCAATTGGTTGTACCCTGATGCTTTTAAAGACACAGTTCCATATGAATACCAGCTCTATGGGTTTAATACAGGATCTCAATTCCACTACCTAGCTAATGCTTCTGGGCAGGACGGAGAGATGTATGCCCCAAGAAATTATCAAGGTCTCAGGTATAGAATGTCTCCTACAAACCACATTATGGGACTGCCTATGGCGTGGCTTCTTAACGTGTGTGCTATACGTAGAAACGTCTTCTCTCCGTTTGATCAGCAGAACCTAGTATGGACTGGTTACTTTAACAGAATAAGAAACGCAAACCTTACTACTGGAGAAGCAGATGATGGATACTACACAAGAAATTACTACGAGGGAGCACAGTCTAGAGAGATCTTTGGGGGAGATACTTACATAACTAAAACTAGCTTCCGCTCTACTTCTCAAAGCTATGGGCATAGCTATTGGAGAGCCAACAGGTGGTATGGAGATCCTGTGGGAGCAAGTGAAGAGTACACGCAGGGAGGTGTAGTTATAGAAAATGCATCTAACCTTATAAACATAGCGTTTAATACTACAGATTTCTTTGGGCGTAGAAGATTTCAATCTGACTTACCGGCAAACCTAGACCCTCTATCTGCTGGTTTGTACATAGCGGATAGATTTGGAACTACTCAAGGAGCCCCAATATGGAATGCTACCCCAGACTATCTTCAGATAGGAGTAAATTCAGGTGCTGCTGATAGTAGGTATGACATGGCTCAAAAGTTTGTCAACGTTGTAGCAGATAGCCACAACTGGGTAAAGGGCAATGTCAATCCTGTATCTACTGTATTCTCTTTCTATGTAGAGTCTGATGACTTGCTAGAGTGGAGGCACGTAGATGATGTAGAGCGCGGAGAAAAGACTAAAGTGTTTGACTATCATACAGGACATTCTGTAATATTCAATCCTCCCTACGACGACTTCACCAAACCTGATAAGATACTTTACGAGGATCACCTATCTGCACTGCAGAACGTAAAGGTAACCTCACCTTTGAATGTATTCGGAGAGCTATCTAAGGTTCAGACATTCCCTAACAGGGTAGTACGTTCTGATGTAGACTCAGGCAGTATTTCTGATGGGTATAGGAAGTTTAGAGCACTGGAATACAAAGACATACCTACTCATAGAGGTCAGATTAAAAATCTATTTGATCTGAACGGGAACCTGTACATACATACAGAGCGCTCGTTGTTTGTGACAAAGGGTAAAGAGGAACTTCAACTGGATGCTGTCACTGCATTCATAGGTAGCGGTAACATCTTTGTGCAAGATCCTGATGAAGCTATGCAAGCTGATGCAGGCTATGCTGGTACTGCTTCTAGACATGCACACATAACTACTGTGTATGGACACTTTTACGTCAACTACAGAGACAGAAAAGTGTACAGCGTGAGTGGGCAAGGTGTGGCAGACATAACTAGTGGTATGGAAACATGGTTGAGGGACAACATGCCATTTGCTCTAGAGCAGTTCGGAATAAACCTAGACAGTGAAAATGCTAGGGAGAATGGCTTCTTTGTGGATGCTACAACTGGGGTCAACGTACCGATAGGATTTACCCTTGGGTATGACCCACTGTTTAAGCGCATACTTATTACAAAGCATGAGCCCATACCTACACAGCAGTTTTTCGAAGACTTCTACGCAGGTAACATAGTAGTTATCAATGACATACCAGAGCTTATATCTGGATGTGCAGACTTAGATGTCATACAAACTAATGCTAGAGTACCCATCCCAGAGCAGGTAAACTTTAAAGCTAACAACCCAGTTTATTGCGGACCTATATGGTTTGGTAACCCTGTATACTTTACACAAAGCTCTTGGACCATTTCATACTACCCTGAACTTAAAGTGTGGGGCAGTAGACACAGCTATGCACCTAACCTGTACACGAATACCTCAGAGTACTTGGTAAGCTTTGCGGGTGATCGTAGCTGGGAGCACACTAACAAGAACAACCCTGGTAGATTCTACGGAGAGCTATACAACTTCGAAGTAGAGTTCATAGACAATACAGCTGCTGCAGAAGCTAAGCTGTTCTCGAATATGTTCTACTGGGCTGAGTCCTTCCTTCCTGATCAAAACAGTATCTCTGAGCAATTCAGAGTATCTAATCCTGTGTTTGATGAGTTCTATGCATACAATAGCACTCAGATTACAGGTCTACCTATAACAATCAACTACTTGAATAATGCTAGGTTGGTAGATAGGATATGGTATGTCAACGAGATACGAGATCTTTCAATCCAACAACAACTTACTGAGGGTGAGCTTATTACTGGAACAGAGAATGTTGCAGGAAATATAACAACAGAAGTTACTGTGCACCCTCAAGCTACAACTATGTTCACTGAAGAGGGTGTAGTAAATAACAACTATGTAAATCTCAATAAAGAATGGTTTAATCGCAGAAAGATGATTGACCACTATCTAGGAGTGAGACTTATAAAAGATAATACTAACAGAAATTTAGTACATTTGTATGCAGTTGGTACTAAGTTCCGTAAATCATTCAGATAATGGCAAACAGAAAGCAAGGATATTTGGACAAAGCTAAGCGCCAAATGAAAAAGAAAGGAACTGTCGGCGCATTCACAGAATACTGCGGTGGTAAAGTTACAGATAAGTGTATAGAACGTGCACTAAATAGTAACGACGATACTTTACGCAAGCGTGCACAATTTGCTAAGAACGTTAGAGCAAAAGACGGGGGAGCAAAACCTCTGCCTGGGGGTATTATGCAGCCCATAGGGTACGGTGCATTCAAGTTCCATGGCAACAAGCATGATGAAGCAGGTATGGGTTCTGACAGCGGTATCATACTTGAAGAGGGTGGTAAGAAGAAGCCAGGCCTTGAAGTAGAAGATGGTGAGCTGCAAGTAGATGTTAATACCAAAGATGGTAAGAAGGAATACATAGTGTCGGATTACATCAAAAATCCTGCTACTGGTAACACACTTGCCGAAGATCTAGAAAAGGAACTAGCAAAAGCTAAGAACAACCAAGAAGCAGCTAAGATTACTGCACGCTACGTAAGACTGAATGAAAAGCTTCGCGGAGAAGAAGGGGAACCTGAATCAGTAGAGAAGCCCAGAGAAAAAGCACAACTGGGTAAGAGACGCAAGCAAAAGAAACAGTACGAGCAGGACATGGCAGACTACGAAGAAAGCTTGTCTGAATTTGAGGAAAAGCAATCTGCTTATGAAGATGAAAAGAAAGCTGTTGAAGAAAGAAACAAGAAGATACGAGAGGAGAATAAAAAAGCTAAAGAGGACTACGAGGCTAAAGAAGCTAAGAGGAAGGAGATTATAGAGAGGAACGAGAAGCTTAGGAGTGAGCGTGGAGCTGCTGGAGCAATTCAAGAAACAGATCCTAATACGGGAGAGCGTATATACGGTGAGACTGTGGTTAACAGCGGTAACCGGGCAGATAAAATGAGGGACTGGTATAACAGGATGACTGAAGAGCAAGGTTCGCTGCCAGAAGACGTAGATAGATTTGACTTCTCAGAATATATGACTGATGGAGAGTTTGATCCTTCTAAATTTGATACTACAGAAGCTAAGGACTCTTTTAGAAGTTGGTACAATGAGCTAGACGATGACCTGGTTACAGGTAAAATAGCGTCTGACAATCAGGGTAGAGACCTGATATTCGGTGATCAATGGTATAGCAGGCATCTATTGGAAAGACCTGGTGCTCCAGAAGCAGAGCCAGAGTACAAGCCGGAGGAGGATTTGGAGGCTCCTACATTTGAAGGTGAAAGACCCGATAAGCCAGCAGATCTACCTAATCAGTTTAGGCCTCGAATGCCGGGAACCATGTTACAAATGGCTGGTCCTATAGCTGCTTTACAGTCTATGCAAGCTGCGAATCTTATGAAGCCGGAGTATGCTAGGGAAGTACGTATGGGTCGTACAAACTTAGATCCAGAACGTGCAGCAGCAGCTCAACAATCTCAAGGAGCAGCAGCTGGTATAACATCTTCTATGTCTGGTCCCGGAGCACTAGCTATGCAGCAAAAGAATTTGGCTGCAGGTCAACAAGCTCAACGTAATATTAATGACCAGGAAAGCAGAGCCAACTTACAAATAGCCAACACGGAAAAAGGTATCAATGCAGGTATTAGACAACAGAATGCTTCTAATGCTATGAAGGCTAGTGAATACAATGCTTCTGCTAAAACTAGAACAGCGGAACAGAATAGAGCAGTAAAGCTAGCTGCTATCAATCAGATGGGTAAGATTGGTACACAGACAGTTAAGGATTACAACCAGCAGTATGCTAACTTTGGGAGTGACATGATGCAATATGGTCCTGTTGCAGCAGACTACTATGCTAATGTGTACAAAGGCAATACTCCCTTTAATATGGGTGCTAGAGATATAAATGTATCTGGAGCCGGAGCGGAAGAGCAGGTTGCTGATATTATGCAGAATCAGCAAGCATCTGAAATATTACCTGACTCAAACGACACCAATGAAGGTGGTAGGAAAGGCAGGTATGTGAAAAAGCCTGGGAAGATTCGTCGTAAGACTACAAGAAAGAGAAGAAGATGAGAAGAAAAAGAGCACAATTTGGTCAGGTCGTAAGTGGGTACGTAGATCCTACTCCAGAAGGTCTTGATAAAGCGTATGATAGACATATGGATAACCTCCTTATGAATGCAGCTATTAGAACAGAAGCTAACCAATTGAATTCTGCTCCTTTTGAAGGAGACAGAGAAGCTCGTAGGCAGCTCTTGGATAATACTGACAGAGCTCTTACTTCAATAACAGACAGTGCATCTTCTAATTATGGTAACCTGTCTAATATGACAGCTGCTGTCACTAGAGCTTCTGCTGAGTATCAAAAAGGTTCTCAACCTATAAAGCAGAACTTAGAAAACTATACTGCTTATAAGAGCGAGCTAGATGAGCTGCTAAAAAACAAGAGGATAGACGCAGAAGACTACGAAGGTAGTTTAGATCTATCTACGCTCGGATACAATGGATTCTCCTACGACGAAGCAGGTAACGCAATCAATATGTTTGAGGGTGTAAAAGCTTGGCAAATACCTGACATACAAAATCGTATCCGCCAGGCTTTGCAAGGGCTTAAGCCTGACTCTGTAATAACGTCGAATACTATACTTGGAGGTGAACAAGATGGTATGGTTACACTTAAGACTGCCTCAGGCACTACACAAGTAAGTGAAGAGAAAGTAAGAGCAGCTCTTCAGGGAGTCATGAACGATCCTGAGGTTCTTGGATACTACGGAAGGAAAGGAGAAATTAAAGCGGCTCGTATGGATGAGCCAAACCTTAGACAGGAAATTGCTAGGATGATGGATGATGAGTCTAAGTCTTCCAATCCTGATCCGGAGAAAGTTGGTAGACTTTCTCAAGCTTTAGAGGCAGGAAATATAGAGGAGATGCGGCAAATTGTTTCAGATGACATTAGAGACAATATACTTGGGACAATAACTGATGGAGCAGTAGAAGGAAACTCCTTCAGACAAACATCAAACACCACAGACAGATCTTATGATGAGTTGTGGATGACAAACTACAAGCAGAAACTTGCAGATGAGTCTTGGAAAATGCGTCAAGATTATGAAGCTGCACAAGCTGCAAAAACTGCAAAGACAACTGAGCCTGTAACGCCTAGTCAGCCCGGATTTGTAATCACAGAGGATGGAATAGTATATAGAAGAAGAGGAGGTGAATATGCTGGAGAGCTGCATAATGAAATAACTGCAGTTGAGGCAGAGCTTGAAGAGCTTCTTACTCTGTACGAAAATCCTCAGAATCAATTATCAGCTGAGGGAAGGGAATCTCTGGAGAGGCAAATAGAAGATAAAGCTACAGAAGCCAGGATGTTAAACATTACATTCCAAGATTTGTACAAGGACACACCACAAAATTTGCTAGACAATGATTCAGAGTGGGAAGCATTGCAGGAAGATGAACCATTTTCGTTTACTGGAGTAGGTGCTGCGGGTGGAGTTGGGATTTTACAGACATTGCGCCGTCAAAACAAACAAAAACGGGAAAAAAGAGACTTCTTGATGCAAGAAGAATATGCATCACCTGTGGGTGAAAGCACTGTCATATCAACTACATACGTAGATCCTATGAGCCTTGGTTTGACTAAAGCGCAAGCTGATCAAATGGATGCTTTCTTTGAGGCAGGTATCAAGCCTACTCAAATGGTTTTAGATCCTGTTACAGGCCAAACTATAACATATAAAGAATGGAAGGCCGGCAAAGATGCAAATGGTGATCGTAGACCTCAAGACCTTGTAGTTAAAGATGTTGCAGTATCTTACTCTGCACCTATAGGAGGTCAACCTACAGTAAGACTTTCTATGGCAAATAAAGATGGTCAAAGTGCATCACTTCTTGTTCCTGTAGGAAAAGGAAGTTACTTCGACATCCCTGGACTAAGCCAGTATTATGATAATCCAGGAGCTAAACTGGTAAGCGAGTTGCTTACTTATAAGCATGAGGGTCTTACAGACATAGATATGAACGATGGTCTAAAATGGGTGGGAGAATTCACAACAAATCCCAGCGATCCAGCTGCTCCAAAAGTTCAGCAAGGCGGCTATATAACTGCTGATCTTACTACATCAGAAGGAGGGACTATAAGCATATACAACGCGCAAGGAGAACTTATTAATACTGTAGGCTTGCTTGATCCTAGATTACAGACCTTTGCAAAACTCTACAACATAAAACTTACTATATAATGTCTGAAAAGGTTATAGATCCTTTCACAGGGCTAGAGGTTGTCAAGTCTGGTGTTGTAGACCCTTTCACAGGGCTTAGCTATGACACTGCACCTGTTAAAGATGATACTCCTATCATGCCATCATCTACTGAGATGTTTCTTGATGGGGATCCAAATAGTTATCTAAGCTATGGTGTGCCTGTTCTTCCTGGGTTAGACATTGATGAGATGCGTGCTCAGCGTCAGTCTCGTGCAGAGAAGTGGGGCAGAGGATTGATGAAAGCTGGTGTTACTACCGCAATGGCTTTTACTGAAAACACTCTTGGAGCGCTCAACGGTATAGGTGAAGCTATTTATTACAGGGACTGGACAAAGCTTGCAGACAATACTACAGGTAGAGCAGTAGACAGCGTTAACGCTTGGATGCAAGACAACTTTAGAAACTATTACACCAAAGAAGAACAGGAAGCGATAGGACTTGAGAATCTTGGATACGCAAACTTCTGGGGAGATAAAGCTGCTAACGGTCTTGGGTATGCTGTAGCTAGTGTAGCAAGTCTATATGCTACTGGTGGAGTAGGAATAGTTACTAGAGGATTAGGATTGGCTGCAAAAGGAGCTAAGGCTGCTGTAGGTGCTGCAGCTGCTACAAAGGCCGGGAGTAGAGCAGCTGGTATTTATAGAGCTTCTAAAGCTATTGCTACTGCTGAAAAGCTGTACAAAACTGCTTCAAGTTCAGCTAAAGTTAGGAGGGGTATAAGTGCTGCTAAGCAAGCTGAGGTAGGTATAAGTATGTCTCATGCAGAAGCTGCAGTAGAAGCCAGAGAAGCACTGAAGCACGCAGAAGAAACAATGCTAGATCAGATAGCTGCGGAGAAAGGAGTTGACCGTATGCAGCTGAGTCAGAGCGATAGAGAAAGAGCTAGAGAAGAAGCCAGCAAGATTGGTAATGCTGTGTATGCTTCTAACATGGCGGTACTTGCACCTACAAATCTTGCCATGTTTGGGGGGCTGTTTAAATCTAAATTCAAAGCATCAAGATCTAGTCTTAGTGGCTTTACTAAAGATGCAAAGTCTAAGCAGTGGTTGGACATGTGGTCTGCTGACAATGCAAAAGCTTGGCAAAGAACTGCTTCTAGGTATTTGCAGAATCCTGCAAAAGACGCAGTTACTGAGGCTTTTCAGGAAGGAACCCAATTTGCAATTGGACAGGCTGCGGGCGCCGCTGCAGAAGGTGAAGGCTATAGCAGTGTTCTTGATTGGTTAGGTGCTATAGGTGAGGGAGGTAACGAGATACTCAAAGGAGATAAAGAAGGTATCGAATCCGTTCTGCTTGGTGCTATTATCGGGGGATTCATGGGTGGTGTTCAATCCGGGATATCTCGTTATGGAAAAACAGAGGAAGATGCTCAGCGTAAAAAAGTACTGGATAGACTCAACAGCCCTACCCTATATAAGGTTGTGGATAACGCTGAGTTTGCTAAGAACCAGGAGACTATTCTAAAAAAGATGCAAGACTCATTGGAGTCTGGGGATCACAAAGGTTACAGAGATGCTCAGCTAGAGCTGATCCAAGAGAACGTTCTTTTCCATGAACGCAATGGTAGCATAGACATGTTCATGGAAAGAATAGATGATGCTAAGTATATGGAGAAAGAGGAGTTTGCAAAGGCTTTTGGGCTTCCTGAGAACTCTGACTTTGACCATAAACAGATAGTTTCTGATCTAACGCAGGACGTTAAAAACCTAGTCCAGATAAAAAGAGAGCTTGATGCTATTGCTCCAGGTCAAGAAACAACTGGTCTTCCTAGGCTACTTACATCTAAGGATGTACTTGAAGAGGAAAAGGACAGACTAACTGAAGAGTACCATATGAAAGACTTCCTTGTCAGGAATAAGAGCAGATTGCTTGATGCTGACGGAAGGATATCTAAGATGCGTGCTGAGCTTATGGATCTGTTCAATCCTTTGAGCAAGGAAGAAAGAGCAGTTGCAGAGAGAACTATTAAGAGGCTTACGTACAACTCTAGTAAAATTCGTAGACTCCAGAAGAAAGAAAGGGAGCAAGGACTTTCCGAGGGGGAGAAGGAACAGCTAGCTTCTTTGCTTGCAGAAGTAGACCGTAATGAAGCTGCACTAGAGGCGGAAGAAGTAACCGATGATCAATTAGGAGCAGACAAGCAGAGCTATAAAGAAAGGCTTATAAAGCCCAAGGAAGAGAGGGAGGATAAAGTAGAGCCGCTTTCTCCTGAACTTAGAGAAGCTCTTAATAATATAACTAAGAGTATATCAGATCCTTCTGACAGGCTAAAGGCAGAAGAACTAGCTAGGGATATATCTAGACTGGCAGGAGACAGAACGCAAGCAGCGTATGCACTGAACGAACTTCTTAGCAATCCGGAAAGAAGAGCGGGTTACATAAGAAGGCAGATGAAAACTAAAGAAGAGGCTGCTCAGAAGGAAATTGATAAGTACGCTGATAATTCTATTGCTAGCACTACAACTTCTGCAGAGCTCTACGATCTTGGGATACTAGCTAAAGATAAAGGCGTATCTCCTGCTGCTCGAAAGAAGCTAAACGACGAGTACAAGAGGAGGCAAGAAAACGAAGAGGTTGTAGCTGTAAGACTAAACCTTGAAGACCTACCTGTTCTTAAGAAGAAAAAACAAGAACTTGAGGCTAAGAAAGAGAAGGAGGAACTTACACCTGAAGAGAAAATAGAACTATTTGTACTAGATACTATAATACCTAGTAGAGAAGCTCTAGGAGAGCAAGGTATAGAAGGCAATAGAAGTAGGCAGAAAAAGGCTCAGGAAGCAGCTAGGAAGAAAGCGGAGGAGGAAGCAGCGGCAAGGGCTGCTGCGGATGCAAAAAAAGAAGCAGACAAAGCCAATCAAACTAACGACTCTTCTACAAACAACACTACTAATCCAGATAATGATGGGTCAAGAAATCCTAGATCCCCATCACCATTTCAAAGTGAACTGTACATCGTAAATGGTGAGTTCCAACTTAAAGACATAACCACTGATAAGAACGGTAATACCATAAGACGTAAAGCGGTTGTCTTTAAAAATGGTGAGCCAGTACCGGGTACTGATGTTGATCCTGCACATCCAAGAACGATAGATAGAGGCTTCTTAAAGACAGAGGAGGGGTACAAGGAAGTCATGGAAAAGGGCGTGGAGTTTGAACACGTTCGCAGCACTAAGGACAATAAGAACCTAGAGTATATATATGTAAAGCTTGCGGGCACAAATACATACTTGGGCTTCCTTCCCAATCCTATGAGCCAAGGTTCTAAAACTAGTAACCTGCTTATGGAACTTATTGCTGGTAATAAGGTAACAGCTAAAGTAAACACCATAGAGTATGCTGGAAAAGGCAACTTCCTTGCTGAGACTAATGATCAAGGAGAGCCTGTCTTTAAGCCTGTCTCTGAGGTACTAGGTGAAGACGTTCCTCCTAGTTTTGTAGGGTTAGGTATTGTACAAAAAGACAATATCACTGTAATAGCTCAGAACAAGTCTGATCAGGAAATAAACGAAGCTCAGGAGAATCTCAATTTGAGAAGAGATTCAATGGAACTTACTGCAGGACAAGTTGTTATGGTAGTAAAGCTCCCTAACGGAGATTACACTGCTCTTACTACTAGTACTAAAACTCTAGGTGAAGAGGGCTACGGAAGACTTGTAGATATAATTGCCAAGAAAGGTGAGGGCAATACCGTGTCTGAGATTAAGGCTCTTCTTGGTATACCTAATAACTGGATACAAGGTAAGACTTCATTCTTTGTAACACAGCTTAAGAACTCAGGAAAAGTAATATTCAATTTTGAGCATAAAGGTGCAATCATAGGCATGTCTTATGATGAAGTATCTGGTATGCTTGAAAGTGGGGCACCTAAGTTTTTCAGCTATGGTAAGATGGTTGAAGAAACAACTGATGAGGGTGATGTTGTAACTGTATTTGAGAGAGAAAAGCCTAAGAAGGAAGGGGGCAATGCGTCAACTGCTGAATATCAGAGACTTAAGGAGGGGATGCTAGAGTCTTTCAAAGCTGCTGCTATGAACTCAAGAGTTCAGGTTAGCAAAAAGGCACTGCAAGAACTAGAGGGGGCGTATACAGATCCTGTAACAGGAAAGACTTATGCTTCCTACCAAGAATTTGCTATTAAGGAACTGCTTACTACAAGTAATAGGTTTCACAAAGGGCTTCCAACGTACGACCACAGAGTTTCTATGTCTGTTAATGTGCAGGAAGGAGCTAATACTTCGGAGACTACCGGTAGCAGCGGCAGGGTAAAACCCGAAAACACCGAAGGTAAAAAGAAGAATACCACTAAGAAAAGAAAAGGTGGAGCTGGAACAAAGCACAACTTCGGAGAGCCTACCAACACAGAACCTACTAGTAACGAAACAAAATTTAATCCTAGTAATGCTGTAGCTCTGACTCCTGAAGAGGAAGCAGAACTTATGGCTTCTATAACAGGTGAGGGGACTACTGCAGAACCACCAAGCAAAGATGACACCAGTGGTGCCGACCGGCAAACTCGAGATCATCGGCTACGGCAAGAGCGTGAGGCAGTGTTACAGCAAAGTGACACTATTCCGGAGGGTGATTACATCAAGGGTAAGACAGGAGAGAAGACCAAGGATGTACTCACGCGCTATGTCAGAGGTTATCTGGAAGAGGTACTTACACTAGACATCAAAACAGCTAGTTATGATGCTATGTCGAAGAATTTAGTTTTGACTTTGCAGCCGGGGGACACAGAACTGGAAGTGCGCGTGCCCATGCATGGTATGGTCTTGGGCGGTTCCGTAATATTAGACGTTGACACCAAGCAGGTAATCAATGCATATTTTGATGCAATTGAAAAGGCTGGAGGAGCCGACGTTGCTGGTATAGTAAGTGAAGAAGAAGCTCGGCAACTAGAGGAGGGCATAAAGAATGCTTATGAACTTCTAAATGAAGCAATAGAAGTTGCAGACTATGAGGGTATCAAGTATCAAAAAGAATATATAGAAGCTGCCAAGGCTAAATGGCAAAAGCTTTTTAATACTCCTTATGATGAGTATGTCAAGTCTAACACAAGTAGACAAAGTTTAGCTGGAGAGACTGACGCAGCGTTTGCAGCTGAGGAAGCCGGAATGGGTGCCGTTGAAGATGCCTTCGTAGATGGATTCCAGCCAGATGAAGAAGCTGGTGTACCTTTTGTATGGGAAGGAAATGAGTTTAGAATCTTTACTGCAGACGAGATTGAAATTGTATCAGCTACTAAAGAGTTTGTAGCAGATCAAGGCAAGCTCGGTGTGGATATATACAATGGTCGTAGCTTCTCTTTTGCATCGTCATTTAAAACCTTTCCTCAAGGTCTTAAAGACGAGATAAAGAGAATAGGAGACCAGAACGCAAGCGATGTTAGCGATGTTCCTTTTAGTCTTAAGGATTCTACTACAGGAGAAGTAAGTATTGACACTTTCTTCTTTGTAAGCGGGCTACACCCAAATGGGGAAGTTGGGTACGCCGTTGCCAACTATGATTCATCAAAATTAAGTGAAGACAATCGTAGGTTCCTAGCACAATATTTGACTACTGAGACGAATATACCTGATGGTAAGAATATGGCGGTTAAGCAACTAAGGGAAAATATGCACGCCGTATACATAGCAAATGAAATTCCATTTGCAGAGTTGATGAAAGCCCCTAATGGAGGCGTAAGGACTGGTAGAGGTGGAAGAATGGGTGTAACATTCCTTATGAAATCCAGTCCTACACCGGAGACATTAGATGCTTTAAAGAAAAGAGCTGATCTTCTGTTTACCAGGTCTATAGAAAACATAAACAACAAACAATACGTCGAAGACCTTCGTATTAAGGTAAACGGAAAAATACAGGTAGGACCTCCTAGCTATAGCCTTAAGTCTCCAAGTACTCCTAAGAGGGGTAAAATGGAACAAACTCAAGCTGTGTCATGGCTCAGAGCGAGGTTTGGTAAAGACTCAGTGAGTATTTACACCAACATGAAAAAGGTTGGTAGCGCTGTTGTCCATGGATATATGGAGAATGCAGCTGTTCACTTGTGGTCTAATGCTGAAGTAGGTACTGAGTACCATGAAGGATATCACTTGTTCTTTAGAACATTGCTTAACGATAAGCAGAGAGAAGCCATATACCTGGACGCACTTGCAGAGTTTGGTGAACCTACAGCTGAAGATATAGAAAAAGCTAAAAGAGGCCAACTTAATATTACCAACAAGGAGGCGCGTCTGCTTGCCTTGGAGGAGAAAATGGCTGACGCTTTCCGTGACTATGTTTTGTCTCAGAAAGCCCCTAAGAGTTTTGGGCAAAGACTGGTTAAGTTCTTCAAAGATCTGTATGCATACATAAAAGCATTTGCAGGTAAGCCTGTTGCTATGAGGCAAGCGTTTAGGCTTATAGAGTCTAACCGCATACCGGCATCTTATAGTAGAACTGCACAGGCGTTTTCACCGGGAGCTGCGTTCATGATGAAGCAGTATGCTGCTGACCCTCAAACTTTTAGAGAGCTTAGAGATATAGCTATATACAAAGCTCTAAATGAAGTCAGTGCAAGTGGGGCAAACATGCAAGACTTGCTAGGTAGCCCTGAGACAGCAAATGTCAAGGGTGGAGATTCTACTATACGTAACTGGTTCTTGAGATCTGCTTTTCATAAAGACAGCCCGGATATTATGACGGGTGGTAGAACTAGAGAACCAATTTCAGATAGGGAGTTCGGAGCATTGCAGAGAGCATATGATGATCCTCAGCAGTTCCAAGCTGTACTCAGTGACTATAATATTAAACTGGGTGCTCCAGAGTTTACCCATGATGGGGAAGTTATGCCTTCACAGATGATTGGGGAAGAAGCTGCAGATAATGCACAGCTTTTCCTAGAGGTCTATGAGCATTGGCATGACAAACGCGGAGAGCTCGGAGGTGTCAATGTAAGAGGATTCCGTACAGACATAAGAGATCGTCTTCGTGATTACGGTTTCAAAATTTATGACTCCGAACAAGCTAGAGAAAGAGGAGAAGTAAATGACAAGGAAGAAGGAGCTGACAGAAACTACTCTGTGTCTTACGCTCAAACTGACCCAGCCGCTGCTCTTGGGGATAAGGCTAGGAGAGTACTGTCCAGAATACCTGTGAAATCAACATCTGAATCTTACTTCGGGTTTGAAACTTATATGCCTATAGAGGACATATATCATGAGATACAAACTGCTGTAGTTGGAAGTGAAAGCTATGTAGATATGATGGAGAAGCTCAAGAGCAGATCTTCCAATATCAGTAGCCTTACTGCAGTTTATGACTTTATCCAAAATCTGTCTACTCCGGAGAAAGCCCTTCTGTATAGTGTATTTTCACAAGCTATGACACCGTACAAAATGATTGTCGTAGAGAGCAGCTCATCCTCACAGCCTGGTAAACCTAGGAAAGTAGTCAAGATTATAGACAGTAGTTCTAAGAGTATTGAGAGATATTTTACTGCTAAGTGGGCAGAACAAGCTACTTCTGTGGCAGGAATATATAAGGTGAGCGTTAGTGAGGACGGAGACATTCTAGATATACAAGCAAACCAAGCAAGGTTGGGTAAAGCTCTTAAGCACTACAAGAATATTGTAGACTTAAAAGGTACCGGAGATAGATCCTATGAGGAGCTGGCTGACATGTTGTTAGCTCTTGGAATTAATATAGCAAAGGACCGAGAAACTGCTGCTAGGAGAGTTAAAGAAGCCTTGCAGATGGAAGGCATATCGGTAAGCAACTTCATCAAAAGGCCAAACACAAACCTCAAGGATATTATGGAGAACCCCAACAAGCTAGGTAAGCTGGGGAAAGCCAACTATCCTAACATATTCCAGACGGAGAGTACCACTATGGCTACTATATCCAAGGTTATAATGTCTAAGTTCGAAGCTCCTGTGGCAGCATCGTTCTTTAACGGCCTTGGTAATTTGATATTCCCAATCAATCTTAAGAACGATATGAACATCACGTCTGAGATGGTAAAAGACGTGAGCAGTGAAGGCCTTCAGGCTATCATGGAAGGTGAAGAAGGTAGCAAAGGAACCGTTGGAAGTTACATAAGAGGTAAAGATCGTCAGGGTAATGAGGTAGTTTACAACAGCTTGGCGCATATGATGATATCTACTAAAGCTGGTAAGGAAAGCTTTGAGATAGTAGACATAGACTCTAAGCGTGAGGGAGATGAGAGAGCTGTAGAATATGACAACTTTGACTATAACGAGGGTCTTTCAGTAGACCTTATAATGTTTGGGTCTAGCAAAGACAAGAAGTATATAGCTATTGATACTCAGGGAGATAGAAGCAAGTTGTCTTATATGGCCATAGACAACATTCTTAATTCTAGTGTACGATCAAGCACTGGTTTCCAAGTCTTAGGTGATAACCCTTTAGAAGCTGCTATTGAAAGGACTTATTTGCTTGATCTGCACAGAATACGAGTAGCAGAGAAAACTATAGAAAGTACGCCTGACAAAGACCTCATAGCAGGTTACCATGATGGTAGATACAAAGCTCTGCAATTTGGGGGAGAGTATAGAGATACAACTAACATAGCACATGATGCTTACCTCCATATGGAGATGGGCAAGCCTATGACAAAAGAACTTAAAAAAGCTGTCAAAGAATATGTAGCTGAGGTAGTTAATAGGATGGAAACCACCTACTTAGAGGAGATACTTAAAGAAGTTGGGGGAGAAGAGAGGCTAAGGCTTCTGGTTGCTAACAGTGTACAGCCAGGTAATGGTTATGTTGTAGGTAAGGAAATAGAATTTGTCAAGGACTACATAAAGATGAATGTAGTTGGACGAGTTATTAGTAGAGAGCTTCTGCGGAATGGTGTGCACTTTACAAGTGGTGGCGCTAACTACAATAAACGTTCGCATTTGTCTGGTACCCCTGGTAGACAGTTCTTCACTTTGAGCATGAATATGGATGGTACAGACTATGGTATGCTAGATGAGTTCCGAGAGATAACTATAGCAGATAATATATCCAACATGGAGGAGGAAAATCCGGAAGCTTACAAGAGACTGCGCGACGCAATAGCAGCGCAAAGCACTGAGGAAGCTGCAGATATATTCATGCAGGGTTATAAAAAGTCTAACGGTACCGACGCTCAGGGTATGATAACTATTCATTTCCACAGGCGTTTGGGACAGGGTCTTGGTTTGTGGACTGCAGTAGATGAGCAGGTATACAAAGAGTACATGTCTAAACCCAAGGGGCAAAGAATTTGGGACGGGGAGAGATCACCTATCAGACCTTGGAAAACCTCTTATGACTTTAGAGTTCTCGAAGAGTTTGGAGGATACAATCACCTTATGGCTGTATCTCATAAGAACTCTTACGTTGTAATGACAGATGAGCTAGTTGAGGGTGTACCTCAGATGAAAAAGCTCAATGATTGGATGGAATCCAATAACGTACATGTTGCTAACAGTGTGGAAGCTAAGAAGCTGGGATCGTTCAGAGCGGTCACTGCTGCTAATCTGGAAGAAGCTAGAATACAAACTTTGCCTTCAAGGGGGTTGAAAGTTCCTCAGATTCTACCAGAAAAGAATACGCAGAAAACCACCTTTGGTAGACAGCCCCGTAAAAATATGATTGCTAACATCAATCCTACGGAGACTTACTACCTGCGAGATTCCAACAAGCTTGTAACAGGTAGAGAGCTTATTGATATCTACCAGAAAGCTGTTGTTGCTAAGCTCAACCAAGGGCATGACAAGGTTGTACAAGACTTGGGGTACGATGAGGTGATGAATGCTACTACTGAAGCTGAGCAAGTAGCAGCACTTAATAAAATGATACCCAAGCTTAGAGAGCTTCTTACTGAGATAGGTGTTGAAAAAGATCTGCCTCAGAATATAATGGATGCTCTGGATGTAGTGGCTGATGAGAATGGGGTCGTTACAACTTTGTTGCCAGCGTCTTTCCCCAGCATACAGCTTAAGCTTGACTCAATAGTTATGAACCTGTTCCGTAAGAACGCCTATCTGATGAAGATGACAGGTGTGGAAATGGTTCAGTTTGGTGAGTACGGAGGACATGAAAAAGATGGGACTCTGAAGTTCTATGATATAGATAATTCCTCAGGTACAGACGTTGTAGTAGGAGCAGAAGTGGACATACGATATGATGTGCTTCAGGACTTAGGGATAGACCCAGAAGATCCTAACGTTGATATTGATGCAGCTCTTAATAGACTACTTGGCTATCGTGTTCCTCAGCAAGGTAAGTCTTCTACTCTTATGATGAGGGTTAGGAAGATATTACCTAAGTCTCACCCAGCTGCTGTTAAAGTTCCTCCTGGTGTTACTACCATGATGGGTTCTGACTTCGACGTTGACAAGATGTTCGTCATCTTCCCAGAGCTTGAGGTTCAAGAATCTAACCAAAAAGTAAAAGTAACTAAGGTCAGACCTGACTATAACAAACTTACGGGTGCATCTCAGGAAGACTTTAATTCTCTGGATTCTAAGGTGATAAACAATATCATCTTTGACACCTTCGAAGCAATTGGTGGGAACATTAATCACATCCATGAGACTCTTGCTCCTTTGGACTTACCTGCGGAGCATGACCCAGTAGCTCTTGGACTTCTGAGTATTAGATTCGATCAGCAGACTTTGGATTCTATGACTGTGGCTGAGAAAAGAGCCGAATCTAAAGTAAAGATTGACATCAATAGTACTTCTGGACGTATTCGAAGTAGTGCGGACAACCAATTGTCAGCTGCACTGCGTGGTATTTATGCTAACGCCATCGCAGGTCGTAACGTAGCTATTGCTGCTCAGGAAATGAGTGGTGGTCAGCTCTCATGGAAGCCTGATGAATCCGAGTACTTTGAAGTAGATGGTGTTAGAGTAGGAGAGCTTACTGAAAAAGCTAAGTTCCAAGACTCTATGGGAGTGTTTAGGTTTACAGACTACTACATGTCAAACTACCTGAGCAAAGCTGTTGACTCTGTTAAGAACCCAATACAAGGACTGATTAACGACAACAGAATAACTGCAGCTCTGACAACCTACATGTTGTCAATAGGCATGACTCCAGAACAGGCTATACTGTTCTTGAACGTACCAGTTATTAGGAACAAAGTACAAGAGGCACTTTCTAAAGGTCTTAGCTTGAAGCAGGTAGTTAAGATAGGGGCAACTAGAAAAGATCCTGTGAAGCCTGTTCCTATGAAGCTTTCATCTGAAGAAATGAAAGAGATCATACATTCGGATAAGCCTTACGGAGAAAAAAATTATCTAGACATGCTGATGTTTATGTCTCAGCAAAGCACTAAGCTAGATACTTTGTACAAACTTCTTAGTCCAGATAAGATTGATAAAATTGGAGGAACAACACAAGCTCACTTGGCACTAATAGATGCTGCATCTAACCAAGATGCTGAAGTCTTTGGGGGTCTAGAATCTCTAAAGATGGTAACTGAAGGAGATGCATACCCTATAGTTAGAGCTATGTATGCAGCAATGGAGCGCAGCTTGGATGTAACTACAGCTCTAGGATTTATATCAAGACAGCCTTCAGTGCAGAAGTTTAAGAAGGACATTAAAAAGATAACCAATAAGGAAGTCTTCAATGCTAACACGCACAGAGACATAAACAAAGCAATACTGCATCATCTAGTGACTAAGCCTGGGTCGCCTCTCTTTGAGAAAGGACATTTAGATGTGGAGTTTATCTTTCCCACCTTTGTTAGAGGTGATGTAGCTAAGCTTTTAAAAGCTATGCAAGATATTACAGGAGGTACTTCCAACCCTGTAGTAGATGCTTTTAGTATAGCTGAAGAACCTATGCCTAATGGTCAAAAGTTTACTTACCTGCAGGTAGACAAAACACAACTTTCTACCAAAGAGCAGAAGGATCAGTTCACCATGACTCTCCAAGGTATGATTGATGACCTTGGTTTGTACGGTGAGGAAAACATTCCTTTCGTTAGAATGTTTGTCAAAACTGTTATAACAAACAGTATACTTACTACAGGCTTTTCTCCTGGTTTGAAGAGTTACTTTGAGCTTATACCCGTTGGATATTTATCTGACTTGGGTGTAAGGGAGCATCTTAATCAGGAGATGCTCAAGCTGGGAACTGATGAGAATGCTCTTGAGGATTTTAAAGCAGAGTTCTTATCTAGCTATGGGACTCATTATTTCAGAGGTGGTGGTGGAGGATACCTGTTTAATAGATCTAAACTAGCAGGTAATATAGGAAGTGTTGAACAATCCCCTGGAGATTCAGAGTGGGTTATTAAAACAAAAGGCAAGCACAAGTTCCTTTACAAAAGGATAAATCAAGGAGACACTAACTATGGAAGTAACATGTCTACGTATGGACCTGTTATTACTAAGGGTAAGCAACATGTCTTCTACGAAGCTAACCTGAGATTTAAAGGCGAAAAGTATAATAGAAGCTTGTTCCAAGCTGAAGATCAGATACTTGAGCCACCGTCTAGAGCATACACAAGTGTGTTCCGTACTACGGATACTCAGCAAAGTAGAAACCTGGATAGCTTTGGGTTTGTTCGTGACACACCTCGAGGGGCTAGAGAGAAAATAGCAAGACTTAGAACTTCTTTTGCTAAAGCCGGAGTCACAGTAAGTGTTGTTGAAGCTTCTCTTCCTTTAGGAGTGAAGGGTGAGGTTAGAAATGGAGTAGTCTACGTAGACCCTGCCCAGATTACTGAGGACACTACGTATCATGAGTTTGGGCACATACTTATAGATATGCTCCCACAGGATCAGGTTGATAGGTACATTGAGGAAGTCAAAAAATCTGACCCAGGATTAGCTGAAATAGTTGCTGCATCTTACCCAGAGCTGGAAGGCCGTGATCTTGGAAAGGAGATACTGGTAACAGCTATAGGTATACAAGGCGCTAAAATTGAGAGGAAGAATCCTAGTAAACTGCAGATACTGATTAACAGGATACTGCGTGCTATCGGCAAGCTGTTTGGGATTAAGCCAAGTATTGCAGCTGTTCTTGCAGAAGAAATGTTTGCCGGAGATATCAAAAGAGAGTTGTCTGGAGAGTTCAACCCTAGTGTACAGAAATCTAAAAGGCTACAGAACAAACTTAATAAGGTATACAATCAAGTTAGAGATAGCTTGGAGAGGCAACGTATAAGACTCAAAGGCTTGCCAGAGAGTAAGTCTAAGGACGGGAAGATGCGAGACGTCAGCGCTCTTATAAACAACATCGATCAGATGAAAGAGAAGCTGGATTCAAATACTGCAGATCTAAACGAGTTTTTTGACTTCCATCAATACGTTGTAGGCAGAGTTACCATCCTAGAAAATATGATGGATGATATCAGATCTACGGAAAATGAATCTGTAGACCTTGATACTATGTACGACAGGCTCAATAAAATTGAGGAGCTTCGTAAGACTTTGGAGAGTTTGTACAACGAAGAGGAGAGCTCTTCCACAGTCACTCTTGTAAAAGATCTTCTATCTACTATGCGTCAGGAGGGTCTGCTGGATCAATTCCCAGATGAAACTAGAGACCTACTAGTTGATCTAGACTCTAGTCTTACTAGGCTTAGAGAGCTCAATGAGGACTACTACAAGGACATTCTCCCGATGACTACTAAGACATTGTTGCAATATGCTAGCCCAGAGGCAGCAGCAGCAATTGAACAGGAGAAAAGCAGAGTTGAAGAAAGTGGGGATCTGTCAGGATTTAGGCCGTTTACTCTTATAGAAAGAAAAACAGGTCGGTACGGCAATAAGATGCCTGAGTTCATACAGCTTAACAATGAGTACTTCTCTGATGAAAGTACTATGACTAGAGAAGAGTTTGATGAAGAAGCTATGAAGCTGAAGCTCAAGTATTTAGATAGCAAGCTTGTAGGTAAAGCTCAGCTAGATACAGAGCTCACAGAAGCAATGAGATCTAAAAGCTACTTCTCTTATATGCTTGATCCTATTGTATATTCTAGACAGCAGAATCTGCAACTGTTTGCACTTGCATTGAAGGATGCATTGAATAAAGCTAACGATGAATCTCTTGACTTCATATATAATATGGAGGACAAGTTTGAGAAGTTCAAGGAGTGGAAAGGGGGCTCAGAACTAAATGCAGCTAATCTTTATGAGGATCTTCTAACCAATATTAAAATTCGAGTAGGAGACAAAACTATAAATGCTCTTAGCTTAGTACAGCAGTTCAACGTAGATGATTACTATGGTAAGTATTATAATTACATAGATGCTATATCTAAGAAGTATAACAAACCTGCTTATGACTCAGATCCTGAGTTAAAAGAGGAGTGGTTCAAAAGTGAAGAGGCACTACTCTATAATCAAGCCAAGCTAAAATGGTTTAGAGACAATACTGAGCCTGTAGAAAAAGCTGCTGAAAAGTACAAGGCTGCCCTGAAGGAAGCTAATGCTCTGGAGGACAGGATGAAAATGCTTAGTAAAGAAGATAACCCTGCTAATAGAGAGCAAATACTTCTCCTACAAGCGGACTATTACAAGGCACAGAATAGACTTAAGAAGATGGGCAAGTTCGACCAAGAGTCTGGGCGTATGGTGTATATGGGTGAACTTGCTAAGCCGAACAAAAGCTATGAGAGTGACAAGTGGAAGAAGATACAGGCCACTCCTGAGATGAAAGAGTTCTATGATTACATAGTATCTAACTACGCTAGATCCCAAAAGATTATAGGGGAAAGTGGTCTCAGAGTCAATAGTTGGGATGAGTTCTCATATGTGATGCCATCTGTTCGTAAGGATGGTTTGGGCACACTTGTGGAAGATGGATGGAAAGAGTTTAAGAATGAGATAGGAAGAGATTTCCGTAGACTTGACACAGATACAGAGTTTGGTATGATGACCTCTAATGACGGTCAAGAAATACGAGGTATACCTAAGTACTATACTAACCCTGTTGATGAAAAAAATATCTCCAGAGACGTTGCTGCTAGTATGTCTCAGTTTGTACATATGGCAAACACATACAAGGAAAAGTCTAAAATAGCTGGTCTGGTTGCTAGCATGCTTGCATTGCATGAACGCAAGGGAGTTATTAAATATCAGAGTGGTGTTCCAGTTATGGACCAGGTGGCTAATATTGCCAGAAAAGCTGCAGAGCATGTTACTAAGAGAGGCTCTGAGGACAACTTAGATCTTAAGCACCTTAAGGATTTTGTTGACTCTGTATTCTATGGAGTTGTAGATGTTCCAGACATAAGTGCAGATGCTCAAAAAACTATGAGCAAAATAATAGGTTTTACGGCTGTTGTAGGATTGGCGGGTAACGTATTGCAGATAGGTAACCAGGCTATTCTTGATAATAACATGACAGCTCGGGAAGCTTTTACTAAGCAGTTCTTTAAACCTGACGTTTACGCAGATGCTGTTAAAACCTACTTGTTTGAGCAAGGTTTAGCTCTTCAAGACGTGGGTGCATTCAGACCTAAGGGGAAGCTAGCTAGAGCACTGCAAAGTTTCGACGGACTGGTAGATGTGGAAAACGTATTTGCTAATGTGGGATCTAACAAAGTAAAGAAGCTGATAAACAAAAAGAATCTTTACTTCGCACAGGGTGGAGTAGAGCATCAAACTGCTTCAGTTCGTATGTTGGCTGTATTGAAGTCTACTGTTGCTAAAGACAAAGACGGCAACGTTATCATGAAAGATGGTAAGGAAGCCAACATATGGGATATGCTCATAGAAAGTGAATCCGGTAGGCTTGTCATAGATCCTAAAGTAGCTAACGTAACCAAGTCACAGTTAATAGCTCGTATACACGGACTAAGCAAAAGAACTAACCAAGTAAAAGGTAGCTTTGACCGAGCTATGGCTCAGCGTACTGCAACAGGTAAGTTCTTGCTTCTGTTCCGCAACTACCTTATACCAGGCCTACGTGCAAGATTTGGTCATGGTGATATGCTCCAAGTAGATCATGAGCTAGGAGCAATAACTAGAGGTAGCTACAAGACAGGATTCGATTTCTTGAGATCCATGATCGAAAATAAATTGAATTACACCAAGGTAATGAGTATGATGAGTGAGATAGACAAGCAGAACATGCGTAGAAATCTTTACGATGTGATGACAGTTACTCTCACTATGATGATGTATAACCTCCTAAAAGGAATAGCGGATGACGATGATGAAAATTACCTTGCAGCGTTTGGTGCCTACCAAGCTAGGAGATTGTATACAGAAACTACTGCATTCCTAAATCCAATGGAAGGTGTGAGAATGCTTATGAGGCCTGTAGCATCTGTGAATTTGGTGGAGGACGCATTTATGCTAGCTTATACTGGATTTAGGACTGCTCAGTATGAAATAGGTGCTTACTCTGATGAGGAAGAAATACTCAAGGATATACAGTACCAAAGAAGATCAGGAGCAAATCAGAAAGGAGACTCGAAGTTCATAGGAAGAATGAAGAAGGTGTTCCCGTTCCTTAGAACATGGGATACAGTTCCATGGGTTGATGGCTCTCCGGAAAGAGTTATGGCCAAGCTTAAGTTCTTCGAATAAACTTGTAGGGGGCGCAAAAAAAGGGGGGCTTCAGCGCCCCCCTTTCCTTTCTTTAGCTATTTGCAATAGTATTAGATATCCAATAAGATCTTTTATTGTATCCTCAGCTTTGTCATCGATACCCATGGTACTGATTCTGCTGAGTTTATCATCTATACGCACGCATATAGCGTCGATAGCGTCGCTTCGAGAGAACAATCTAATCGGGTTCAATGCTGAATCTCCGTAGGCTGTATTCTTCTCCCTGAGCATAACCTTTATCTCGTCGAGAAGATAATAAGCCCTGCGCAAAGTATGAATCTCTTGCTCTTCTATTTTTAGTTTATCCACTGTAGTGGAAGTATTCTGCTCCTGGAACCAAATGCCGTCGCTCATCTTCTGGGTATTTGAAAAAGTCAATAGGGCTTTCAAGATACTCATTAATCTTGACAAAGTGGTTACAACCAAAGAACCCAGCTGTACCCCCAGAGTAAGATTCAGCAGCCGGGTGGGGTGCAGTTAACACCCAATGACTACCTTCTTCTTCTGGGAATAAAGACAGAGTTTCTTCAGTATCAGTTACTTGTATTTGCTCAATCAGTGACTGCGCATCCTTACCCCACCCCACAAACACAATGTTATTATGTTTGGCGCGGATACGCTTGAGCACTTCTACAGTAAAGCCTTCCCATATTTTCTTATGGGAGTTAGGTTCCTTCTCTCTAACAGTCAATGACGTGTTGATGAGAAGTACACCTTGTCTAGCCCAGTGCTCAAGGCTTGTATCGAAATTAGGGTTCACATCCCTACCATGACTTTCATGTAATTCCTTTACAATATTCCTAAGACTGGGACTGAGCCTACCGTTGTTGGTTGCAAATGCAAGTCCAGTAGCTATTCCGTTATGATACGGGTCTTGACCGATGATGACTACACGGAGATCACGAAACTGAGTCCAGTCAAAAGCTCTGAATACATTACTCACTGCAGGGTAGCAAGTGTAGTTCCTGTACTCTTCGCTTAAGTCCTTCTTCAGTTTCGCAAATCTCTGTGAGTCAAAGATCGGTGCGAGGATTGGTGCCCAATCCCCTAACTGTTCTTTGATTTTGTCGTTCATAATATTGGTTTACTGGGAGAATAGAACTCTTGATTGAATACCTCGAGATCGAAACTAGGCTTGCTGTGCAGCTCTGCATCTGCAGGTAGCGTTACATCAAGCTGTCTCTCAATATGAGATCTTAATCCAGGGTCCTTAAAGAGAATCTTCCCAGTGTGTCCGTCGAAGTCAAAGCCATGAAACTCCAATATTCTCAGCTTCCAATCATCATCTATCTCAGAAAATCTTCCATCTACAAATGCTGCATATGAAGACTTAGCTTCCTCCGGAACATCGAACACAAATAATACATGATACGGATCAGGGTCGATACGTATCTTAAAATTCCTGAACGAACACAAAGCAGATTCGAACTTAGTAAACAAGGGATCGCCTGAAAACCGATATAGTAATGCAACACATTCAGGGTATTCAGGGGTACCCATGAACGCATTGACAAACAGTGAATGCCACAGCATCAGCTTTCTATTCCCACCCATCATCGGGAGAAGGAATATGCTCGAATCTGTGAGTCTATCCACTGACAAGTCATAGCACACTACTTGGTTGCGCTCACCAGTGCACGGTGTGATCACGTTGATGCGATAGGGGGACTTGGGTCTAGCCCTAATAGTCCCCCCTATCTTAATCTCAAACGTACAATCGTCGAGCTTGCAATCAATTCCTATGATTACATCTTGAATCTTCTTTGTTTCACACTTAGAGAGATTCCCAGTCAGACGTACAGTTCTCCCATTGATAGGGGTGAATTGTAGGTCCGGACATCTCACCATGGCTCTTCCTCTTCTATTAGTTGAGTAAGTTGCAGAGGTAGTAATGACCTTCCAGTCTCCCTACGCACGTCTTCTTCTGTCTTCAACAGATAGACGAGCCTAAAGGTTTCATGGAACTTCATCACACCCTCCACCATACCGAACTTCTCCACGAACTTCTTCAGCGCAAATGCTTCGTAGTCCTTGGTTCTGTCCTTCAACCAATTGTCAGCGGTTTTAACACCGACACCGGGAATGCCTGGGATATTGTCCGTACTATCACCCATGAGCACTTGCTTCCAAAGGAACTTAAGTGCTTCATCAGGTGAAGTATGCAGGAACTCTGCCTTACCATAGTTGTAATGCATCCCAACACACTGGTACAGAACGTCCTTGTCTGGGGAGCAGATAATCGTACTACGGTTATCCGTATACGAGTAATAGCTCACAAGGTCGTCTGCCTCCAGCTCCTTGATACCCCACATGTTATACTTCTGCTTGAGATGCTCACGCAGTGCATAGAACACAGGAGGTTTAGGTCGTCCTTTACGATTCCCTTTGTAGTTATCAGTCACTTCATACCTGAAGCAACGTCCTTCTGTAAGGAACCCAACGAACTTGGAAGTGTTACACTCTGATAGCATTGTTGCAATCCTCTGGTCTATTCCATAGATAGCATCCTCTAGGGTAGGCTTATCCATTTCATAGTACAACAGAGAATCAGCATCAATGAGACAGATGTTCCCATCTCTGGGTAGTCTCTCGATACTGCTCATGTCACAGTACCTTTATCTCCGCCGTCTCATCTGCAATCTTGTTGTATTCTGCAATGATATCTTCCTTCATCTCTTCCCACTGCTCATCAGTTAGAGCAGCATAGGACGAAGAATGATACATACTACCGTTCACCCCAACAAGGCTGGAGTGTACGAAGTATTGCAAACAACGAATGGCACCATCCAAGGAATCAGGGATAGCACCAATATGCATTGGGTCAACGAATATATTGTGAATCTCACCAGTGTACCATGCGATGTACTTAAGGCCACCGACATGCAAACCTTCTACACAAGATCGTGAGTCGTCTGTATTCACATTACTCCATGATGGGAGTCTGTGTGTACAACCAACTTTAATAAAGTGTTGAGGTTCTGCATATCCGTTAGCACCTTCACAGTAGAAAGCATCACCACCGCTACCCATCACTGAAGGTTCGAACAGTCTGTCCTCCACAATATCTGGGAAGCCTTCACTGTCTATCTCCCCAGTATCAGGGTTGAAGGTACGCTGATAGCGAGGAATCTCTTCCCCAGTCTCAGTGTCATACTTGTGCAGTATCTCACGAGATACTTTGAAAGCATTGACAAGACCCTCTTTGGTGATCTTAACTTGGTACATGGTAGCACGCTGTTCTGCAAGCTCTTCACTCAGACCGTGATCCTCCATCAGCTCACGCTTCAGGGTAGGATGCACATACTTCATGTCTACGAACTCACAGAATCGCTTGGTGAAATCTTCTACG